AAATCTAGTTTGTTATCCATCTGATCTTTGCTATAGCATAAAATGCTATGTTCGTAATAGATATATAACACAAACACACAATCTAAAAACAGGTCTAAAAAAAGGACAATGGTACGATCTTGATACACGAATTCTGCACGGCTTATTTAATGAATTAGTAGAATTTGTAGAGAAAGAACTGTCCCACCTAAGCAAATGGGATCGAAATAAAAAGTACACTTTTAAAAATGGCCGATCTGTTGAGGCAGCATACGATTATTTTGAGTGGTCAAGTAATTTAAGATTTAATGAAGAAGACTATGGATGCGACCCTAATGATCCAGATTATAATAAATTGACTCCGCAAGCAGAAGCATCAATTAAAATACGAGAATTGTATGAGTGGTGGACTAAAACTAGACCCAATCGAGATGATCCTTATGATATTATCACAAAAACAACTCATGGTAAACATTACTATCGTTTAATAGATGATATGGAAAGAAGTTACGAAAGAGAAGATACTGACAAGTTGATCGAACTAATTAAGATTAGGAGTCATTTATGGACATGAAAGCAGATTTAGAGTATGATTTATTCAAAACAGATTGGATAGTATCCAAATGCAAGAACTCTAAGTATGCTCAAAATCTTTATGCTGCTCTTTGTAATAATAGATTTTTTAAAAGTGACGAAGAATGGACTTGTTCGTGGAGACAGGCTGGTGGAATAGTGGCCGATATAAGAAATATTGGTGAAGGTTATATGGATTTTTATTGTAGTGGAAATGAGAGTGTTGTAACGCCAGAAATATCTAATGACTTACTAAATTTGGGATGGTTAATTAAACCGTATGAGCCTAAATTAGAACCCGGAATTTATAGGAACGTATGGTAATATGAAAAGGTTCAAAAAGAAAAGTGTTGATGTTTTAGCAGAAATAATTTGTGATATTTGTGGCGGATCTTGCTCGTATGAAAACTTTGGTCACGAATATGCCTCGATAGAAGCGGTGTGGGGATATGGATCAACTATGGACGGCAAAGAATATGAAATACATTTATGTGAATCATGCTTTAAAAGTACTATAAAATTTCTGAAAGAAAGAAGATATTCATTCTTAAATTGTGATGCTAATTTAAATAGTTATTATCCTTTAGATGGAAAATAAAATGATTAATGAAAAAAACTTAACTGAATTAGATATAGAAAATAAAAAATTAATACAGGATATAATCTCATTATATAAAGAAGTAATGCAAGTCGAATTAATTCATTATAAATCAAAAAACTTAGAATGTGCAAAAAAAAGAAATAAAGAATTTTTACAAATACGGAATTTTTTACAAGATAGATTTGACGATATGTACGATTTGTGAAAATTTTCAAGTTGGCTACTTGACAATGACGATACAGTAGTGTAGAATAAAAGCACAGTCAGCGATCAAGCACTTGTATAGGAGATAGCGTTAATGAAACTTCATGCTGGTATTAATACGATTGAAAAGTCTGGTGATTTTGAGGAAAGCCAGTTTAGTATCGAGGCATCTGCCAAGGCTTTCTTTATTCTTTCTGATGGTCTTTATTCTAATAAGATCCTTGCAGTAGTTCGTGAGCTTTCTACTAATGCTTACGATTCTCATGTAGATGCTGGCAAGAAAGATGTTCAATTTGACGTTCATCTTCCAACTAGGCTTAATCCTATATTTTATATTCGTGACTACGGCACCAGCATGAGTCATGAACATTGTATGGAACTTTATACTACTTATTTTCGTAGCACACGTAATAATAGTAATGACGCTGTTGGTTGCTTGGGTCTTGGCAGTAAGGCACCATTTGCATATGGTGATAGTTTTACTGTTGAAGCATATCTTGATGGTACTCGCCGTCTTTATAATGCTTATAAGAATGAGGACGGTAATCCCGTATTTTCTTTGATGGATACCAGCGAAACCAATGAAGCAAATGGCATTAAGGTTTCAATTAGTGTCAATGAGTATGACATAGATCGTTTTGTGCGTGAGGCACGTAAGGTCTATGAATTCTTCAATGTTAGACCAAATTTTATTGGCGAAGAAATTTATTACGATGCTGAGAATAAGACTCTTAATGGTGATAACTGGTACTTTGATGATAATGACGATAAGAACTATATCATCATGGGACAAATTGCATATCCTATCGACCATAATCAAATTATAGTTGATGGAATTGATTCATCTAAGAAGCACAGTAGATTTGTTGAATATTCTAGTGGTCTTAGGATCATTGTTAATATTGGAGATGTTGATATCACTCCAAGTCGTGAGTCTCTTTCTTATAGCAAGCAGACTAAGATCAATATCAATAATATTATCTCTAAGATATTGGACGATATTGCAACACAGATTGAGCATGAAATTAAAAGTCAGCCTACTCTGTTTAAGGCACGAAGTAAGTATGTGCAGATTTCTGATCAGTGCATGTCTGTAAAGACCGCTATGGAATCTCTCATGAAGTCAATAGTTTGGAATGATCAAAAACTGTTTGATAATATTGTGTCTGAAAGTATTGACATTCCAAATATGACAGTTAAACTTTTTGAGAAGTCGTCATATCGTTCTAAGATTGATATGAAGATAGACACTAACCGTATACACTTTACAAATGCTGTTAAATTTGTTGTCGATGATCTTCCACGCGGAGGAATTAGTCGCACAAAGCAATACATTAAAGAATTCAGTAATAATGTTGCATGTTACTTTTATAAGTTGGGGGATTCAGAAACAGTTGATAACTGTAGACTATATGATATACTTGGTGGAGCGACAAAGGACGATGTTGTATTTACATCTAATCTTCCCAAGGTAGAATATAATCGTAATTCTTCTGGCGGAAACGGAGGGCCAATGATTCAAGCCCAAGTTTTCAATGAAGAATCTGGTTGCTTTGAAGAGTGTGCGATGAGTGTAAAATATAAAAATGCATATTATTTTACAGAGTCAAAGGGTGAGGTTCATATTTCTTCTTCATCTTATGGTGTTGTACAGATTTATTATCTTGAAAAGATCTTGTCTTACATACACGATAATCACAATGATGAAGTGGAAGGGAAGACATTTTATATTGTCAAGCCATCTGTTGCAAAGAATAGGAAGCTGGACGAAAGGTCGAATTGGCACTTAGGATATGAATTTGTAAGAAAGATTTTGACTGATATCATTTCTTACAATCATCAAGATATTTATGATGTAATGAATCGCCAGACTCTTTCTGATAAGTTTTCAACTAGATGGGTAGAGGTTATCAATATGACTAAAAATCCATCTGTTGTAAAAAACGTGATTTCTGAGTATAATGAATACGTATCTCGATTGGACAACATTTGTGAGAAGGTTGAAGTCATAAGGCAAATGGCTAGTTCTTTTAGGTTTACGTTTCCCGGTAGAGATAGTAATTTTGTGGATGATCGTTTTGCTCCACGATTTGATAAGGAAATGTCTAAGTATAAAATTTTGCAGGTAATTCGTAATGTGCCTTACTCTGATGAGGATAGGCAAATTATTGCCGACTATATTGATAGCATTGAACAAGTTTCTGTTCTTAATAAGGAGTGAATGATGAAGTATATTATAGCAAATGATGGTAATGTTAGTGCGATTGTTAGTAATCAGAGTTACTTTTTTGGTAAGTCTCATCCTAACTATGATAAGCTTGTAAATTGTCTTAAGAAGAATAATATTGAGATGTTTGAGGCTTACTATGATGTTGTTTCTCATATCAATAATTTCTGCGAAGGATATATTGCTTGTGATGGTAATAATCTAATGTGGGATGGTATTAAGATGCCAAATATGTTTGGTGATACTATCATTGATATGATTAAGCAGGGATTTCCGTTTGAGCCAATGCTTAATTTCCTTGATAATATGAGTCAGAATCCATCTGATCATGCTATTGTTGAACTGTTTGACTTTATGAAGAATAAGAATATGCCAATTACATCTGATGGATGTTTTCTAGCATATAAGGCTGTTAAGAATGATTATAAAGATATGTATTCTGGAACGTTTGATAATAGTGTTGGTAGCGTTTGTTCTGTTCCTCGTAGTAAGGTAGATAGCAATCGTGAAAATGGTTGTGGTCATGGTCTACACGTTGGTGCAATTGATTATGCAAAGAGTTATGGTGGAATTAAGATTGATGATGAAGATGATGATAATGATGGCGGAAATCGCCTTATGATTTGTAAGGTTAATCCGCGTGACGTTGTGAGTGTTCCATCTGATTCTAAGTTTCAAAAGCTTCGTTGCTGTCGATATGAAGTGGTTGCAGAATTTACATCTGTATTTGATAAGGTTGTTCATCTTACGACAGAAGATATTCAGTATATGAATACAAAGAAGCGTAATCGTGAATGGGTTGAGGAAATTACTGCAAAGATCAATAAGGTAAATACTGTCATCCAAAAGAACAGGGATGTTATTTGTGCTTGACTATAGTATAACTTGTGGGGTGAGCAATCGCCCCATGAGTTATATTTGTATTACCCGCACAATACGGATCACTGGACACATCATGGACCCTATGATATGAAAATTCAAAATGATATTAAGTTAGATTTTGACGATGTTTTACTAGTTCCACAACGATCTAGGGCAGCATCAAGGAAAGAAGTAAGTATTGATAGAACGTTCTCATTCTATCACTCTACAAGGCAGTGGACAGGATTGCCAATAATGGCTGCAAATATGGACTCCACTGGTACATTTGAAATGGCCGATAAGTTATCAGAATATAAAGCTATAACATGTCTACATAAACATTATACTAAACAGGATTATCAAAATCATTTTTGTAATGTCAATTCTCAATGGTTAAGCGTTGGTATTAAAAATGAAGATCTAGATAAGATAAGATTTATTATAGACGATGTTGGATTTATACCAAATATTTGTATAGATGTTGCAAACGGATATACTGATGACTTTGTGAATTATTGTAGGAAAGTTAGAGATACTTTTGGTATTCAGCCAATTATTATGGCTGGTAATGTATGTACACCAGAGATGGTGCAGGAACTTATTTTACACGGTGGAGTAGATATAGTTAAAGTTGGTATTGGTCCCGGCTCTGCTTGCACAACAAGGTTAAAAACTGGAGTGGGTTTTCCTCAATTGTCTGCGATATCTGAATGTTCACACGCTGCTCATGGTTTAAAAAGTGAAGACAGGCGTCTAGGATTGATTTGTGCAGACGGTGGATGTAGAACACCCTCAGACGTTGTAAAGGCTTTTGCGGCAAACGCAGACTTCGTGATGCTTGGTGGTATGCTTGCTGGAACTGATCAGTGCGAGGGAGAATGGGAATATGAATACAAATGTTCAGCAGTCATAAAATCAAACTCAGATATTGATTCATATAAAGATATTGTCAATTGGTGGCAACCGATTGATCCCGGTTATGATACTGAAAAGAAAAAAATATCATTACTATTTTATGGGATGAGTTCACATAAGGCACAGGAAAAATATGGTGGTATAAAAGATTATCGTGCCAGTGAAGGAAGAGTAATTAAAATTCCATATAAAGGTTGTGCGTCTGATATTATGAATGATATAATGGGTGGTATCAGAAGTGCCTGTGCTTATATAGGAGCAACATCACTTAAAGATTTACCAAAGTGTGCAGAATTTATTATGGTCAATAGAACTCATTTTGATAAAAGTGTATAATGGCTATTCCATGCGTGATTATATCAACATTTTTATATGCAATAACGAGCATTTCTTGTTATATACAAAAAGATCATCCACATAGTGTTATGTGGGCAGGATATACATTTGCAAATTTAGGATTATTGTGGTATGAGTTTACAAAAGTGGGACGTTAGATTTCTAGAATTAGCTAGATTTGTTTCTAATTGGAGTTTAGACCCATCTACAAAAGTTGGTGCCGTTATATCTGATAAACACAACAGAGTTGTTTCTATTGGTTATAATGGTTTTCCAAAAGGAATAAAGGATGATGAAAGACTAAATGATAGAGAAACAAAATATAAAATCATCGTACATGGAGAAATAAATGCAATTACTTTTGCAAACAGGAACTTAGAAGATTGTACATTATATACTTATCCATTTGAACCTTGTCCAAGATGTGCTGGTATTATAATACAATCTGGTATAAAAAGAATTGTTGCACCAATAAATAAAATAGATAGATGGGAAAATGATTTTAAGTTATCTAGACAATTATTTAATGAAGCAAATATAGAAATAGATTATTACGAAATATGAAAACAAGATCAGAAATAATAAGAAAATTAGTAAATGATTGTATTATATCTCACAATGAAGAAGTAATAATACAATTAATTCTTAAACTAGAACTAGAATATAAAGAAATTGCAGAATTATCGACCTTTGGAGAATATACAAGTACTTGGACACATCAGCAAGTCTTACGTTATATAACAGAAGAAACTTGATTGTTGTAATTTAGTTAGACTGCTATAATATTATGAGTAAAGGACATAAAATGCAAGAAAAAATAAATCAATTAATTTTAATGAGCCAATCACATTTAGCAAATGTGCAAAATACTATTAACGATCTTGAAAGTAAAAAATTAGAAATTGATCAAGAAGTTAATAGATTAAAAGAATATCTAAAGAATGGTATAGAGTTATTGCAACAGTTTAATACCTCTAGTTCTGTAGATAATGTTGTTAGTAAGAATGTAAGTAAACCCTATCTAGGAGAGTAAAAGATGAATGTAAGTGATTTTTATAACAGGCTTGATAATCTTTCAAATTCTTATCATTGGGATGTTAATGGTAAGAAGGTTGTGGCAACTATTCAGAGTGGTCCAGCCCGTGGTTTTACATTAAACCCAATTACAGCACTTGCACATAAGTCTGGATTTGGATTTATTGAAAATACAAGAGATGGTGTAGAATTTGCTGCTAGCCTACTTGGCATTCCAAGGAATTTTGCTAGGCAAATATATAGTGCCACTCTTGGTACTTACAATCGTGGAAATACACAAGTATTGCGTGGTAGAATTCGTTCAGCATTGGAGGTATGATAAATGAATATTAATACATGGCTAGGTTGTGGTCGTCTAACAAAGGATGCAGAATTTAATGTAACCCAAAAGGGTACATCAATGGCTAAGTTTAGAATGGCTGTAAATGATCGAAGGAATGACGACACACTATACCTAAACGTATTATGTTTTGGTAAGATGGCGGAAGCTCTAAAGGATCATCTTACAAGAGGTAGACTGGTTGGTGTACAGGGAAAGATAAAGATAGATGACTATCAAGATAAGGAAGGAAATCCACGTAGTTCAGTATGCGTAATGGCAGATGAAATTTCACTTGGGCCTTCAAATTCCTCTACACAGGAAAAGATTAGTGACTGATCACTAACTAAGTCTAATTTAATGACCCGATGAGCATGACGCTTGTCGGGTCATTTTTTTTAAGTCTAAGCTTGACTTTGACGATACTTCTTGTATAATTGCTAGAAAGGAGAAAAAGATGAATCCACAACCACATCCATTCGTTGGTCAACTTGGTGTTCTTATTATTGCATTGTTAACTGTATACTTTTCATTTACAAATAAGAGAAAAGGTATTTCATTTAACGATGAATATGTGATAGGATACATAAGTGACAATGTTCAAAAGTCAGTTGAATTTGTTGACAATACAAAAATAAGAAAAACTAGTGTTAAGAAGAGTCGTGTTGTTCCTTTAGAAATAACTAGTCCCACACAAAAGCCAGTTGTGCAACAAAAGAAAATAGTAATAAATCAAGAACTTTTTAATGATTGTGTTCTAGCATTGGTTTCTCTAGGAACCAAAAAAACAGAAGCAAAGAGAATTACACAAGATATTTTTATTAAGCATAATCCATCAACGATAGAAGACTTTATTAAGTTTGTATACATAAAATGAATATTATATCAGAATCAGTTGAAATCGCATTAACGCTACTTCCAAAAGCAAAAGAGGTTAGACAAACAAAGAATAAGTTTTTTCACTTTGCATTTGGTTATAAAAAGAATAGACTTCTTGCGATAGGACAAAATAATCCAGAAAAAACTCATACACAAGCACTGTTTTTAGCTAAAAGATTTAATGCTGATACAGATCATCCATACTTACACGCTGAGACTGATTTAATTTCTAGATTGTGGGGAAAATATTACGTAGATGACTCACTAAAAATGGTTATAATTAGATTGAATAAGCGTGGAGAATTACGATGTAGTAAACCTTGTGACCAATGTAGTCATATATTAAACGCACTTGGTGTTAAAAAAATTTGGTGGAGTATAGATAATGGCTTTGAAAAACAATCTTAGTGGAATGAGAACTTACCTAGTTGGTGCTATGGATAGAGTACCAGATGGTGGTAGAGGATGGAGAGAAAGAATAACTCCACACCTAGAAGATCTTGGAATTATAGTTTTAGATCCATGCAAAAAACAAATTGATAATATACAAGAAAATGAACATACTAGATCTAAAATAGAATTTTATAAACAATCTGGACAATATGATAAAATTAGAGAAGAATATGGTATTATTCGCAATGTTGATCTTAGATGTGTTGATATTTCAGATTTTATCATAGCAAATATAGATATGAGCATACATATGTGTGGCTCTTATGAAGAAATAGTAACTGCAAATAGACAAAAAAAACCAGTATTAATATGGTGTGAGCAGGGAAAAAATAAAGCTCCAAATTGGTTATTTTTTATGCTACCGCACGAAAATATTTTTAACTCTATGGAAGAAATAATAAATCATCTTCAAGTAATAGATAGTTTAGAAAAAACTGTTCAATTAGAACGCTGGTTATTCTTTAAGGATATAAAATGATAAATATAATATCACCAATAAATCAGTTAGGATATGGTATTGCTGGTTTTAATATAATAAAAAACTTACCAGAAGTATCATTATGGCCTATAGGTCAAATACAAATTACCAGCGAAGAAGACGCAAATATAGTAAGAAAAGCATTATCAAACGCTATCAAGCCAGATTTTAATGCACCATGTATTAGAATATGGCATCAGCATGATATGGCACAATTTATTGGTAAGGGAAATAAAATTGGTTTTCCGTTCTTTGAATTAAACGAATTTTCCGATATAGAAAAACATCATCTTTCTTATTTAGATAAAATATTTGTAACTTCAGAATGGGCCAAGGATGTAGTATTAGATCAAATATCTATATCAAATAATAATGTATCAGTTATTCCACTTGGCGTTGATATTGATATATTTAAACCTCAAGAACAAAATGCATCAGAAAAAACAATATTTTTTAATTGTGGAAAATGGGAAATAAGAAAAGGACATGATATTATAGTAGAAGCTTTCAATAAAGCGTTCATAAATCAAGACAATGTTGAATTATGGATGATGTGCGAGAATCCATTTTTAAATGAAGAACAGGAAAAATCTTGGATAAATCTATATAAAAATAGCAAACTTGGTGATAAAATAAAGATTATTAAAAGAACAAGAACACAAAATGAAGTGTATAATATTATGTGCCAAACAGATTGTGGAATATTTCCGGCCAGAGCAGAAGGGTGGAATTTAGAATTATTGGAAATGATGGCATGTGGTAAAAGTGTTATAACTACTAAATATTCTGCACATCTAGAATTTTGTAATAATAATAATTCATATCTAATAGATATAGATGAAGACACTTTGGCCTATGACGGCATTTGGTTTCATGGAAAAATAGGTAAATGGGCAAAGATAGGATCTAATCAAATAGATAATATAATCACCCATATGAAAAATATCTATAAACTTAAAAATATGGGAGAACTAAAGATTAACCAACACGGAATAGAGACGGCACATAAATATACTTGGAAAAACTCTGCACAAATGGTGTTAAAATATGTTTAATTTCTTCAAATCTAAAAATATAAATAATACTAACAAAGAACACATTGATCTAGAAGAAGAAGTAATTGCAAATATAACATACTTTATAAAAAAAGATAGTTCTGTTGTTGTTGATATAGCCATTAAAGAATATGATGAACAATCAATGAATTCTTTATTTCAAATTCTAGATGTTTTATCTGAAGATAAGTGTTATGTAGAGACAGTAAATATAATTAAAGAAAATTTGATCAAGGTCGGTCAAGAAAAATTAGTTATTTTACTAATTCAACATATTGCAAAACAGGCAGCAAAAAACGAAAACAATAAATTTATAAATACATATAAAGATTCTATAAGCTCACAACCTTGCATACAACCATCTGACATGTTAAGATAACATAAAGGGGGGGATAATGGCTAAAAAACTTAAAATAGGTTGGCAAAAATATGAAGACTTAATAGAAAAACAACTATCTTCACCAATTTTATCCAATATAATGAAAACAATAGCCAAAAATAATGCTATATCACAAATGGAAGATGAAGATGAAATTGAAGATATTGAAGAAGAAGAAGAAAGTATATTTAATGATAATACTGGAATAGAAATAAATAAGCCCTTCATATTGCCAGTTTCTCAACAATTATTAGAAGATGTAACTATGTTATCTAATTATGATTGTTGGATTGGTCATACTAATTTTGATATTACACCAATTATAAAAGAAAAGTTAAATCGTACACCGGGTATCGAAGTTTTAAAAATTTGTAGTAGATATAGATTTTTTATTGGTATAGGTAATATGTTTGATTTTGGAGATGTTAGAAAAACAATAGAGGATGAATTACTAAAAGGAAAATAATATGGATTTAAATACAAAAATTGAATTAGCTATGAAGAATAAGGATATAGTCAATATCATGAATAAGGCTTCTAGAAGATTTGCAAATCAACTAGATAAAGATATTATATATAGTTGTCAACTTAATGCTCTTTGGAAGTCTTTTCTCCATTTTAAGCCAGAAAAGAACACTAAATTTACAACATATTTATATAATGGTGTTTTTATTGAGTGCTTAAAAGAAATAAAGTTTCTTGGAAAGCATAGTAAGTTTAGCCAGAAACTTCATGATAATATTGTCAAAAAATCTGATCCATATTTTATGATAGATATTATGGATGAATTAAAGACTGATGAAGATAAAAAGCTATTTATGTATAAATTGAGCAATATGACAATAGAAGAAATAGCCAAAAAAATCAATAGTAATAGGGAAACAACAAGGAAAAAAATCAAAAAGCTAATTACAAATCTAGGTAAAAAATTAGCATGAAGTGTATAATTTTATAGGAAGTGGACTTACAAAGGACTTTGGAAATAATCTAAATTTAAATTTAAAGGAGAAATTATGTCCACAACTAAAGCTGTTAGTGCAAATGCTGTTAAAAATGATGGCGGCACAGTAGTCGCTGGAGGAACATTGTCAGATAGTCCAATGACAAAGGTTCTTAATGTAAACGAACTAGCAACTGGTTCAGAATATGGCTCAAAAGTAGTTCAAAACAATGCTTCTGGTAATGAATTTACTGATCCACATGGTGTTATAAAGGCTAAATCTGCTGGAACAGGTGGTTTAGCATACTTTCCAGACGCTAATGCTGGTGAAAGAAATTTCATTATGAGAGCTGCTGGTGATAGTGCCAGTAAAGTAAATAATGATTCAGAGTCATTACTAAATGTTCCCGGCGCTCAATATGCTGGAGTTGGTCAACCAACAATTCATAAGCTATTAACAACAAGAAAACTTGGCGTTACTACTTATAATATCTTGGCTGTACCATCTAGCGGTGTTGTTCCCGGCAGAACAAAGGGTGCTGGTGCTGGTAATCTCGTTACATACGTGGCTACAACTGGTAACGTCGCTGGCACAGACGACGCTGCAAGCCCAACACGTAGCGTACCGGGTGAACTAACATATCACTTTGGCGCTCTTGGTGAGCCAACAACAGACGAGTATCAAGCAAAAGATTCATACGAAAGCTGAGTTTAGGTAGTGTGTTTTGGGTGGCACCCTTCGGGGTGCCATCCTTAAATTCTAAAAGAAAGGATAAACATGCTATCAAAAGAAATATTAGAATATATACCAATAAGCGTTAGTATTTTAGGTGCGGTATTCACATTTTTTAGTTTAATTTGGGTAAAAATAGTAAAACCTGTCATTCAACTCATCAACGATCATCAAAATGTAAATGATTCAATAAAAACTATTAAATCCGAATTAACAACAAATGGTGGAAATAGTTTAAAGGACGCTGTAATAGACTTAAGAAAAACTTGCCATAGAATAGAAATAAGACAAAAAATAATAGAACAAAGAACAAAAGCTGCGTTACATTATAGTAATACTCCATTATTTGAGACAGATAATAATGGAAGATTAGTATGGAATAATAGCTTGTTTTTTAATTTTGTTGGGTCTTATAATGTAGAAGGATATGATTGGTTAAATTTTATACAAGAAGAAGATAGAGAAGAATTACTAATAGAATTTAAGTCTTGTTTAAATACAAATAGAAAATTACACAAAGAAACAAAAACGAATACTGGTAAAGACATTAGTATAGTGGGGTTTCCATATAGGATATCAGATAGTGAGCAAGGAGGATTTTTAGTAAGCATTTCAGAAACAAAAGAGGTATAAAAATGTCAGATAGATTTTCACTAAACATGAACGATGTGGTCGCTTTAGCAAAAAATGCTCTTCTTGTTGGTACTGCTGCTGTTCTTACATACGTCATGGAGAACATAAATACTGTGGACTTAGGCACAGTTGGAGTATTATTAGTACCAGTGATAACAGTTGGTCTAGATGCTGTTATTAAGTGGGTTAAGGGTCCAGCGGTAACAAAATGAGTACAGATTTTAATAAACCTTCTGATCTTCTAAAAGCTTATAAAAATGGCTTTGTTGGATCTTGGTGTGATCCAGAAGATACAGATAAGCTATTAGGTGAGTTGCCGCACCCATTATTTGGTGCGGCAGCTTACAGCTTATATGAAACTGGTAAAGGTAAACTTGCTTTACCATTTAAAAATTTATTAAAATTTGACTCTGGCTTTGGTCCCTCAGAAAGACAGGTAGTCGGAGATTGTTTTGATGGCAACTCTATAGTGGTTAGTGCATATTGTAAAAAAATTAAGGATGTAGAAGTTGGAGACAAAATATACGGAAGTAATGGTAATTTTACGACTGTTATTAGTAAGCAAGTAAAAGTATCTAACAATCCATTGGTAACTATTAAAACTAAGGGTAGTATTCCACTTAAAGTTACTTCTGATCATCAAGTTCTTATTGGAAGAAAAGAGAACAAGATAATGGTTCAACACAGACAAAAGTAATTACTAAGAAATGGGTAGCCGCACAAGATATTAAAAAGGGTGATTATGTCATTACACCTATTAATTTACAGGTAGAAAATGCTCCAATAAATAGATTTACTCAAGATAAAGATTTTACTTGGTTTTTAGGTTATTTTTTGGGTGATGGTTGGTGTAATAACAAAAATATAGAAATTACTTTTGCTGAACACCAAGTAGACTTTTTTAATAAATGCAGTAATTTCTTAACTAAATTTGGATTTAATCCGCGTAGATGTGATTATAAAAGTAAAAATACAACCGCTTTTAGATTAAGATGTTATTGTCCAGAGTTAGCATCATGGTTAAGATCAATATGTTATGACAATCAAAAAAATAAAACTTTCCCAAATTGGTTTATTGGTTCAAAAGAAACAATACAAGGGTTAACATCCGCAGATGGTTTTACTAAAAATGGAAAAACAATATTTGATTCAACTTCTAGGTCATTAGCATATGGCGTGTATTATTCATATTTAAAAATGGGATACAAGCCAACGATTAACTATTTTTATAGAGCTAAAAGGGGTGCATATAAAGAAAGTCAGTCTTATAGAGTTGTGTGTATTTATGATAAGCAGAAAAATTATTCTATAATCATAAATGATGAATTATTTATACCAGTATGTGAAATAAAAATAGAAGAAGGGCCGCACATTGTTTATGATATAGGCGTGAACTGCAAAGAACATGCTTTTATAGCAAATGGGTGTATTGCCCACAACTGTGTTTCACACTCTACTCGTAATGCAATAGATTGTACACGTAGTTGTGAAATAATAAATGGCGAACGTGAAGAATTTGTTGCCCGTGGTGCAACAGAAGGTATATATGGATCTAGAGGTCATGGTGGAGAAGGAATGACATGTTCTGGTGCCGCTAGATTTGTTAATCAAAATGGTGGTATATTACTAAGAAAGAAATATGGTGATATAGATTTATCATCATATCAAGGAAGACTTGGTGCTAGTTGGGGTTCAAGGGGTGTACCAAAATCACTAATAGAAATAGCTCAGAAAAATAAAGTTAAAACTGTAAGTTTAATAAATACAGTTGAACAAGCTAGAGATGCAATAGCCAATGGTTATTGTATTAGTGTATGTTCAATGTTTGGATTTAGTTCTAGACGGGATAAATATGGTATAGCTTCTCAATCTGGATCTTGGTCACATGCTATGGCATGGGTTGGAATGGATGATACTCATGAAATATATAATGAAACTTTATTTTTAGTACAGAATAGTTGGGGAGTTTGGAATAATGGGCCTACTAGACATGATCAACCAGAAGGTAGTTTTTGGATTAGAGAAAGCGATGCTGCCGGTATGCTTTCAGCTAATGGCTCTTGGGTTTTTAGTGATGTAGAAGGCTTTCCACCAAGGAAAGTAGAGTGGACACTAGATAAAGTGTTCTAAACAATAGGAGAAAAAAATGCCAATTACAACAACAGATGTATGCACAAATGTAGTTTCTGGAGTAGAAGTAACAAACAATGGGGCTACTGTAGTTTCTTGTTTAAGTACTGGTGAATATGAATCAATTAATGCAACTCTAGATACGAGCATTGGATACACTACAGTAGAAGCAAGACTAACAAATCGTTTTGATGATATTTATTACTATAATGTAACGAGTGGCTGATGAGATATTTATTATTATTAGTTTTATTAACTGGATGTCAAACATATAATTCTGAAATAGATTTAGCATTTAGTGATGTTACTCCGATGGTGGAGGAAGCAAATTCTGCATTTTCTAAAGCAGAAGAAAAATTATTAAATGTTAAACCAGATAATATTATTCGTCCAGATCCAGATCCTGCTAAGTGTCCATGCAAAGGAACTGGTTTAATTAACCAAGGTGATAGTCACACTACACAATGTCCATATCACGGTAGAGCTACACAAACGATAAAGAGGTAAATCAATGGAATTAGATATGTACACAAGGATTGGACTTGTATTAGCTGGAGTGCTAGTGATAGTAATGATGAACGTAGACATTACATATTTATTATCTAGAATATTATTTTGGAATAATAAATCATCTACAACAAGTGAAAAAGATTTTTTGACAATGATAAATTTATGGTATAAATTAAAAGAATCATGTGTTAAAAACAATTTTGATGCTGCTAGTGACAAATTAGATGAAGTATTTCCACTATTAAATAATAGGTCAACAGATGAGTAAAAAAATATTTGGTATTGTATTAGGCGTAGTGCTTATTGGAATTGGTTTATTTCCACTTAAAGTAGTAAAACCACAACCAAAACCAAGTATTAATCTTGATGTTGATAAGCCAAGTGACGAAATATTAAAAATAACAGAACATGTTAACAAATTAGTAACAAATGATTTTGATAGAACAAAACTAGCCGTATTTAATTATTGTTTTAGCAAAAGAATATCTAATTATTCTACTATAGATAGTCAGAAATTAAATGATGTATATGTATTAGCCGCTGAGTATTACTTTGGCGATACTATGAAGGGTAAATATACTAGCCTTGGAGAAGAATTAACAAAATTATTTGAAAATATACTTGGTGATAAAAACCATGTTCTAAGCGAAGACGAAAAAGTAAAATTAAAAAATACTTTTGGTGGTTTAGCTTGGAGCTTGATTCAATGATTATTCTACCAATAAAAAATCTAAAAGTAATACTAGATAAAGTATTTTCATCAACTGGCTATTCTTTTAAAGATTTATATATTAAACTTCCACAACCACTAAATATGACATTTGGTATTGTTGAAGAAGATAAAATATCTTTAAAGTTTGTTGATCAATTGCCAAAAATTAGCTGGAAAAAGTTCATTACTATTTCTGCTTTAATACAAGAAATTATATTAGATAATGATGGTGGAGTTATAAAGATAAAGTATTTTCCAGATTTAAAATTTCAATATTCTAAATCAGAAACAACAAATTTTTATTCGTCACCTATCATTTTAGAAGAATTATATGATGAAATAAATGCAGAATATCCAGACGCTGAACGTAGAAAAATTGCTAATTTGTGTTTGCATTATGCAAACGAATGGGTTACAATGTGTTGTGCCTCTGGTGTAAGTGTAGATGAAATAGTATCAAATAAAGATTCGAAAAAAAATTGTTATCGTTTTGTAAAAGAAAGTATAGTAAACAACGAAAATAAACACGGCTCTATTGTAATAAGCTTTATACTTATATATGTCATATTGCCAATAATATTGAAGTGGATAATAGAGCGTATTTTTAAAAAATTAAGTAATTGAAATATCTAAAAAACAAAATAATATAGGAGTAATATATATGTTGGTAATGAAAAGGAGTGGAGAATTTGAAGAATACAATGTAGAGAAGATACATAAGGTTGTGGAGTGGGCAACTAAAGATATAAACAACGTATCTTTTTCCGATATTGAAATGAACGCACACCTTTCATTACGCGAAAAAATAACTACACAAGAAATACATCAAATATTAATTAAGTCTGCAAATGATTTAACATCAAAAACTAATCCAAACTATCAATATGTCGCTTCTAGACTATTGAATATGTCACTTAGAAAAGATCTTTGGGAGAGATATGATTCTCCACCCTCTTTATATGATCACATTTGTAATAATGCTAGCCAAGAGGTATATGACAGTAATTTATTTACAAAATGGACAAAAGACGATATTAATGAAATAGAAAAGTCAATAGATCATGATAGAGATTATTTATTTACATATGCTGGATTACAGCAAATGATAGATAAATATCTTGTAAGAAATAGAAGTACTGGAAAAATATATGAAACTCCACAGTTTGCTTATATTTGCATAGCACTATCTTTATTCAATACTGTTGAAGAAGTTTTAGAAGCATATGAATATTTTTCTACACATAAAATAAACTTACCAACACCAATTATGGCTGGAGTAAGAACAAAAATAAAACAATTTGCTAGTTGTGTTTTGGTTGATGTAGAAGATGATTTAAACTCAATATTTTCAAGCGTACACGCTGTTGGTAAATATACCGCAAGAAGGGCTGGTATAGGTTTAAATGTTGGTCGTATTAGGCCAATTAATTCTAGTATTCGTGGTGGTGAAGTTATACATACTGGCTTAATACCATATCTAAAAATATTTGAATCAACAGTAAAGGCCACAAGTCAGAATGGTATTCGTGGTGGCTCTGCAACGGTACACGTTCCATTTTGGCACTATGAAATTGAAGACATTGTGGTATTAAAGAATAACGCTGGAACTGACGATAATAGAGTTAGAAAGCTGGATTATTCTATACAGTTTAATAAATTATTCTATGAACGTCTCATTAAGAATGAGGATATTACTTTGTTTAGTCCAGAAGAAACTGGTGGACTATATAGTTCAATGAATGATAATGATGATTTTAAAAGACTATACGAAAAATACGAACATACTAGAGGCATAATGAAAAAGAAGATCAGTGCCAGAAAATTAGCAGAAGTATTCGCAAAAGAAAGACTAGAAACTGGTCGTATTTATGTAATGAATATTGATAATGCCAATGAACACGGTTCTTGGTTAAAGCCAGTTTACATGAGCAATCTTTGTCAAGAAATTATTCATCCAACTGAGCCAATCAAATCAATAGACGATCCAGATGGAGAAATTGGAATTTGTATATTATCTGCACTTAATTTACTACAATTTGATTCTGAAGAAGATATAGAAAAAGCATGTTCTATAACCGTTAAAACATTAGAATCAATTATTGATTATCAAGACTATCCAGTATTAGCCGGTGAAAATTTTACAAAAAATAGACGATCACTTGGTATAGGAATAACAAACTTTGCTGGATATCTTGCAAAAAATAAATTAAAATATGATGATCCAGATACTTTAAAGTTTGTACATACTACAATGGAAAAAATACAGTGGTATTTACTTAGCGAATCATGTAGATTAGCAGAAAAGTTTGGACCATGTAATAAATTTAATGAAACAAAATATTCTACAAATCTTTTACCAATAGATTGGTACAAAAAAACAGTTGACGAACTGGTAAAACCAGAATATACTATGGATTGGGAGGGTTTACGAAATAGAATAGCACAACATGGTCTGCGACATTCAACATTAACTGCTATAATGCCATGTGAATCTTCTAGTGTTATTCAAAATAGCACAAATGGTATTGAGCCAGTTAGAAATCTTATGTCTTATAAAAAGGCAAAAAATGGTGTTTTAAAACAACTAGTGCCAAATTATGCTTCAAGAAAGAATTTTTATACACTTGCTTGGGACATGAAAGATAATAAGGCTATTTTAAATATTTGTGCGGTGTTACAAAAATTTGTAGATATGAGCATTAGTGTTAATTTATATTATAATTATTCACATTTCCAAGATGGAAATATTCCATTAAGCACGTTGATTAAAGATCAAATATACGGTTATAAGTATGGTATTAAGAATTTTTATTACTGTAACACTCCAGATGGAGATTGTGAGCGTGGAGATAATAATCATGGGTGCGAAAGTGGATCGTGTAGTATATAAAATACAAACTTACAACCCTTATGGGCAAAAGATAATTTAATAAAAGGTAATAAATATGAAACGTAGAAACTTCTTACTATCGACAAGTGTTGCTGGTTTAACTGCAACATATAATAATATCAGTTTTTCTATTAATTATAATAATGATCCTAAGTTTACTGCAAATGATAATAGCGTTATATATCTATATCTTAGCGGTGGGCCAACACACATTGAAACATTTAATCCACTACCACTAGCTCCATCAGATAGAAAATCTATTACTGGTAATATACATACAAAGATACCGGGCTTTGCTATTGGTGGAATGTGGGATAAAATAGCAAATCAAACTAATAAATTAACTATAGTAAATAGTTTTCACCATTCTGACCCAAACCATGAAAGTGCTACACATTGGATGTTAACTGGAGAAAGAACTACTCCAAATAGCCCACCAAAGTGGCCCAGTTTTGGTAGCGTTGTCGCCGGTCAATATGGAACAAATATAAAAAATGGTCTACCTTCTTATATTAAATTAAATACAATTCAGTATGATGGTGCCGCGTGGATGGGTACTAAATATATGGGCTATACGGCAAACAAAGAAGGTGTAAATGATCTATTTATGAAGAATGAAAAGAAGTTCAACGACAGAATGAAAATGTTAGAAGTTCTTGAAAAACATAGTCCAATACCAGATGACCGTAACGCTAACGCTTGGCTTGAATTAAGAAATCAAGCAGTAGATGTATTAGTAGGAAAAGCGGGTGAGGCTTTCTTAATAGAAAAAGATAAAGATTTTGATAGCTATAAAGATAGCCAACTTGGTAAAGATATGCTGACCGCTATTAGACTTGTAGAGGCTGGTGTAAAATTTGTTACAATTAACTATGGCGGATGGGATATGCATGATAACATACTAAATGGTCTAAAAAGTAAAGTACCAGCATTAGATCATGTATTATCAATGTATTTTAATTCAGCAGAACAAAGAAATATCAACTATAGAAATCTATTAGTAATGAGTGGTGACTTTGGAAGAACACCAAAAATTAATAAAGATGCTGGTAGAGATCATTGGCCGCATTTAGTTCCACTATTAATAGCATGTGATACATATGAAATGAATAGAGTGATTGGTACTTCTGATAACAATGGAGAGAGGCCAGTAGATCATCCATTTGAGCCAGAAGATTTAAAGTGGACAATTTTAGAACATATGGGTGTAAAGAAAGATGCAGATTGGTATAGTATAGAAAACAGACCAATGATGTTCGTACAAGAAAAAGCCAAAAATATTCTGAGGTATACAAGCTAATATGCAAACGATACTTAATAAAAAAAATGTAAACTATCTAGAGCAACCATTATTCTTAGGTGAAGATCTATCTCTACAGAGATATGATAAGTTTAAATATCCAGTATTTTTTGACCTATATAAAAAGCAACTAGAATTTTTCTGGAGGCCAGAAGAAATAGAATTAAAAAAGGATAGAAATGATTTTAAGAATGATGATATAATGACTCCAAATGAGCGTTTCATTTTTACATCTAATCTTAAATATCAGACAATGATGGATTCTGTAATTTGTCGTGGAGTACCAACATTGCTAAGTTATGTTTCTAATCCAGAATTAGAGGCATGTATGAACGTCTGGCAATTTTTTGAGCAAATTCATAGTTATAGTTATACATATATCATCAAAAATGTGTATAGCGATCCTAGCGAGATTCTAGATAGTTGTCTTACCGATAAAGAGATCTTAAAAAGGGCAGATGTAGCAATTAAGGAGTATAATGCTCTTAGGGAGCTTGGTAATTCAACCAAGAAAAAAGATCTTAAAAAACAGATATATTTAACGCTAATAAGTGTAAATATATTGGAAGCAATTCGTTTTTATGTATCATTCATATGTGCGTTTGCTTTTGCGGAAAATAAAAAAATGATAGGTAACGCTGATATTATCAAGCTTATCAAAAGAGACGAAGCGTTACATCTATATAACACACAAGAAATAATAAAGATCTTACGCACTGTTCCAGAAGAGGGCTTTGTGGAAATAGCCTCAGAATGCGAAGAAGAGGCTTGTAGAATGTTTGATTCTGCCGCTAGTGAAGAAAAGGCGTGGTCACAATATCTATTTAAAGATGGCTCAATCATAGGTTTAAATGATAGGGTAATGAGCGAATATATTGATTGGCTATGTATGACAAGGCGTAAGAATATAGGTCTTCCATATGAAAAAGGATATAAAAATCCAATTGCAGGATGGACAGATCCGTGGATGAATAGTGAATCTGTTCAAGTTGCACCACAAGAACATGAAATCACTTCATATAAAATTGGTGCTAGTAAAAATGATTTAGGGGATATTGACTTAGGAGGACTATTATGAGCTTTTTGCCAACATGTATTGGTGACAATCAAGAATTATATTCAATAACATTAAACAGCAATTTTGCTTCTCCATCACCAGATGTAGGAATTGTATTAAATCACCAATACGCAAAGGTTCCAACAAAAGCTAATTTAACGGACGCTGGTTGGGATTTATACTCAATAGAAGATATTGTTATACCACCAAAACAAAGAAAAACAATAAATACTGGTATTATGATGGAAATTCCAGACACTATGGCTGGCCTAATTTGGCCCCGTTCTGGACTATCTGTAAAACATGGTCTTGATGTATTGGCTGGTGTCGTAGATGCTGGCTATAGAGGGGAAGTTATGGTATGTTTGTACAATACTTCTTTTAGTTCTGTACGAATAAATATCGGGGATAGAATCGCGCAGATTATATTCCAAGAAGTTCCTCGCGTGACTATGCGGGTTTTAGAAACGCTTGGCTCTTCGCAAAGGGGAGATAACGGTTTTGGCAGCACCGGAGCATAACAATTCGTTTAAAAAAACAAAAAAGCAAAAAACAAAAGACGTAAATCAAACCAATCCCTTAGAAGCAAAAACGGAGAATCAAAAAGACTATATTCTATCTATAATAGAAAATGATATTACATTTTGTATTGGCCCGTCTGGTACAGGTAAATCTTTTATCGCTGCCGGAATAGCGTCTGAACATTTATGTAAAGATAAAATAGAATCTATTATAGTTACAAGACCACTAGTGTGTACTGGTAAGGATATAGGATCATTACCCGGAGAACTAAATGAAAAGATAAAGCCATATTTAGCACCTATGACAGAAAATCTAAAGTATTTTCTTGGTAGAGATAAATTTGGACTTTATGTAAATACTAATAGAATTAGATTTGAACCACTTGAAACTATGAGAGGAATGACATTTCATAATTCATATATGATTTTAGATGAAGCTCAAAATTGTACTATGGAACAGATCAAAATGTTCATAACAAGAATGGGTAAAAATTCTAAAGTTATTATTAATGGTGACATGAAGCAAACTGATCTATTTAATAAAAGTGGACTATCTTTTTGCTTAGATAGACTAAATAGTTTAAATGGTGTCGGAATCTGTAAATTAGACTACCATGATATACAGAGGAACGGAATTATAGCCAGTGTGCTATACGCTTTGGAGCAATAATGTTATACGATTATTTCTGTACTAATTGTGAACATAGGGTGATAGACCATTATCAATCAATACATGATGATCCTATTACCCTATGTCCAAATTGCGGTTTACATTCTTTAGAGAGGCAAATAAGCGGTGGTCTTGGTGCCTTTGTCAAAGATGTAAAAACTATAGGTCAATTAGCAGATAAAAATTGGTCTAAGATTGGAACATATAAAAGATCAGAAATAGAGACACAGCAAAAAGAAAAAGAGGCACAAAATCAATCTCTATTTTCTCAGTTTGGAAAAGCAAGTAAAAAACAAATTAATAAAATGACCGCTGAACAAAAACAAAAATATATTATTACAGGTGATACATGAAATTTGTAGATTCTTATATTAAGAAAGATTTTCAAGCTCAAACAACGGAGCAATTATATAATAAGTCTGGCGAACTATGCTCAGACAGTGAAAAGGTTTTTGCAAAGATAGTTGAAATAAGCACAAGCAACAATAAACAAACAAAATATCTTATAGCTACTAATAATAATATTCCATATGATCCAAATGGTATAGATAGTCATAGAGAATCTAATCTAACCATAAATCTTAAGTCTGTTTCAAAGTCTGTTTTTGATTATTATGTTCTATATCTAAGAACAAAAAATTCTCTATATATGACTAGGACACAAAGGAGTTATATCAATGTCTAAAACTGGACCAATAGGACAAGTAGAAGCTTTTTATATAGAACACCATTACAAAACATTAACAGATCAAGAATTAGCAAATGTTTTAGATAGAAAAGTAGAAACAATTAGAAAATATCTAAAGCAAAATTTTGGATCTTCCAAGACTACTATTAGGGCTGGAGATCATTTTGCTAAAAGTAAGGGTTCTATAGTAATGACAGAAACTGCGTCAATGATAGGTGACGGAAAAAGAAAGACAACTAAAAAACCATCTGATTGCGTAACTAAGATTAAACATGATTGATTTTATTTTTGGATATGAAAACTGGAGAAAAGTATATTCACAGTCTCCAGAGTTAAAAAAAAATATATGGATTTATTTTCAAATATCAAATAATCAAGATGTTTATTTGAGAGTATATAATGATTGGTTTAAAGTTAAGTCTTGGCTTTCAGATACTAATCAAAAGATAACAAAGCTTGGACTTAGGTATAGATCTCATCAAATAGAAGTAGAAGTACATGATTGTGATGGAATATACTTAGTTCGTTCAATAAAGGGCGAATTTGGCGGAAGAACAAAAGAATGCTATACTATTGGTAAAATAATTGATAATCAAGTACATAAAACAATGTGGCTAACGCCAGAATTGATAGAAGAAAGTTCATTTATAGACAATATTGAAGATTGTTTTGAAGAAGCTATAATACACTATGAACAACCGTCAAAAACCAGCACTGTTTAATCAAGACTACCAAAAACAGTGGTCAGAAACACATAAGTACAAGCATATTCATACTGGAGAATATTGCACATTTGAAGCTTATGTTGCAGAATTTATTATTCTTAGAAGAGCAGAAAAATTAAATCTCGGAAAACCATCTTATAAATTTTGGACCAAGGGCGATCCAAATCATTGGATTTGGAAAAAACAACTTGGTGCAGCAAGACAACTAAAGAAAAAATATAGTGAAGAAGCTATATTACAGGCTATTAAGTCTAAAGAATTTGACAAGCTATTAGTTCTAGGAATACAAAATGGTAGAGGTTACAAAATTAATCCGCTTGCGGAAAAGGTAATTGCCATGTATGATAGTAAGATAAAGGAAGCACAAAATAGGCAGCAGTGTGACGCAGACATTGAAGTAGATAACAAAGAATTACAATCTAGAAAAACACAGTCTATATCAAAAAATAAAACAATGATTAATAAACTGAGGGATTTATGAATAAAACAAAGAAAAAGACTACTAGCAAGTTTGAAACAGATAACGTAAGCAATTCTGTAATTAGTAAATATGGAGATGTTGTAAGAAGTGGTACAGAAGTTCTTGAGTCAATAAATAATCTAGAAGTAATTGGCGTATCTCCAGCATTAGATATTGCACTTGGTGGTGGATTAAGGGAAGGCTCTGTTATTGTTATGACGGGAGATCCAAAAAGTGGAAAAACAACCACTGCGTTACATTTTGCAGCAAAGTGCCAATCAAAGGGTAAACGTGTTATTTATGTAAATACTGAAGGTAGATTATCTAAACAAAATTTTGATGGTATAAAAGGATTAAATCCAGATAATATTATTATTATTGAATCTACAGATGATCGCATTTTAACCGCAGAAGATTTTCTTAATATTATAGAATATTATATTAATAACGATCCCGGCTGTTTGATAATAGCAGACTCTTTATCCAATATGGTTCCAGCATGTGAATTAGAAGGAGAAGTAAGAACCGGAGTAAGAAATGCTTTGCCACGATTATTGTCTATGTTTTTCAAACGTATTAGTGGGACACTGATGAAAAATAAAACAATGTTGATATGTATCACACATAATATTGCTAATACTGGTGGTTCTCCATACGCACCATCTAAAATGGCAGACTGTGGAAATATGTTACAGTATCAAGCTGGAACAAACATGGTAATAACACATCGTGGCAAATGGCAAGTCCCAAAAGATACTGGTGAACACGTTGGACAAATTGCTAATTGGTCTATTAAAACATCAAACGCTGGAGGAAGGCCAAATAGCACAGCAGAAAGTTGGATTCGATATGGAATAGGAATAGATGAAGTACAAGAGGTAATACAGATTGCTTGTGAGTTTAGGTTAATAAAAGCTAGTGGTGCTTGGTATACAATACAATGTGCCGTTGACGATGCTTCAAATCCAGTTATTGCCAAATATCTAAATGAAAACAATGCTTCATCCGTGGATGATATTGAAAGAGCATTAAAGTTTCAAGGTTCTAATAATCTGTGCGAATTTCTCACCGCACATGAAGATATAGCACAGTTTGTATTTCAAAAAATTAAGGAATTGTATTAATAAGTAATTAAAAAGAAAAAAATATAAAATGAAAATAGTAGGAATTAATGGTAAAGAATATATTTGGAATTTGTCAAGTTATGATATAAAGGCCGACGATAAACGTGCTAGGTCAAAATATCATCTTAGGGCAAGAAAACTATTAAAAGAAATATATCATAGCTATAGAATACTTGAAGAAGTAAAATTACCCGGAAGCACAGCGTTACATAGAAAAGGTGTGTTATATCTTGATTTTTATATACCACAAATAAAATCTGCATTTGAAGTTCATGGTCAACAACATTATGAATTTTGTCCATTCTTTCATAAAACCAAAGCTGATTTTGTGCTTGCACAAGCCAAAGATTGTGATAAAATAGAATGGTGCAGATTGAATGGAATTAAAATAATTACATTAAAATATTCTGACTCAAATGAAGATTGGAGACAACAAATTGTCAACCGCTAAAGAAAATCTAGAACAACACATAAAAGATATTGACGACTATATAAATAGTCACAATACAAAGTTCTCATCTTTTAGAGAAGAATTTTTATTAGTAGCTGATTTACCATTAGATACGCTCAAAAAATTGACAAAGGATGAGCTATTCGATAATGCGTATATTTTATATAGTTATGCTTCTTATATTCAAGATGATATTAATAGAAATAAAATTGCGTTAGATTGGTGCAATGATCAGATAGAAAAGTTAATCGTAAAACATAATGATTCTTTTGATAAGTATACTAAGCATGAATCAAAGAAACAAATTATAGCACAAGATAATACTTATGCAGCAAAAATAGATCAAATGAGATTAGTTGCTGAATCAAGACTACAAGCATTAGATGGTAAAGTTTATGAAATAAAAAGAAAAGCAGATATTTTATTAGAAAAAGGAAAAAGATCATGAGTATGGAAGATTTTGTTAATACACTTAATGACGATCAAAAGAGGGCATTACTAAAAGCTCTAAATGAAAATTCACCAACAATACAGTCAGTGCCAAAAGAAGTCAATGAGCAAACAAAGAAAGCTATTAATCAAAATTTTATTACAGAGAGTAAACCAAATATCCAAAACCATAAAAGGAGAGAACCGGTGAAGGCTAGAAAAAATGAGTGGGAAGATACTGGAGAACTTAGAGATATTACTACTCCAGAATATGAAAGAACCCCAAGACGTAGACCACAGCAAAATAAGACAGAAGTGGAATGTCATGTGTGTGGCAAGTCTTTTAAATTAGATCAAAGATTTGTGTATGGAGAATATCATCGTTGTAATAGGTGCATTGGAAGAAAATAATTATGAGTGATAAGTTGCTAGATATTGGATCTGAAAGAGCAGTATTATCTATTCTAGTTCAGAACGGAATAGATTCCTATATTGTAATATCTGATCTTATTAGTGCAGATACTTTTGGTAATACAAATAATCAAATTCTATATAAATGTATAGAACGTATTATATCAAACGAGCAGAAAGTAGACATAACATCTTTACTATCAGCCGCCACACAATTAAATGTAATTGATGTTATAAATACGCCACAAGAATTAAAGTACATTAAATCTCTATTTGACTTTCCAGTAAATAAAGATAATATACTGAGTTTTGCTGCACAAATTAAGAAGTTTGAGTTTGCCCGCAAGATAAAACAGCTAACTCATAAGATTAATAAAGATATTGATACCATAAATGGTACAGAATCAATTAATGATATTATTGGAATTCTTGAAAATCCAGTAGTAGATTTTTTGAGAGAAGATGATGGTGGAGAAAGACCAACAAAGATTGGTTCAGATATCAATAATTATATAGAGTTTCTAGTAGAAAACAAATGCGATATCATTGGAATACCAACAGGATTTAATAAATTTGATGAAGCCATTGGTGGCGGATTAAGAAGGAAGTGTGTTGATCTGGTTGCAGCAAGGCCAAAGGTTGGTAAAAGCGTATTTGCTGATAATGTAGCATTAAATGTTGCATCAAAACAAATTCCAGTATTAATGCTTGATACAGAAATGAGTAAAGAAGATCATCTAAATAGACTACTATCTAATATCAGCGGTGTTCCAATCAATGAAATTGCAACTGGTAAATTTACAGATGATCAAGAAAAATATGAAAAGGTAGTATTAGCATGTAAAAAGCTAGAAAATATATCTTATAATTATGTTAGTGTCGCTGGTAAGCCATTTGAACAAATTCTAAATTTAATAAAGCGATGGGTTGTTCAAGAGGTAAAAACCGATGAAACCGGTAAAACAAATGACTGTTTAATTATATATGATTATCTAAAATTAATGTCATCAGAATCTATCACAAATAATGTACAAGAATATCAAGCTCTTGGATTTCAAATTACTTCATTACATAATTTATGTGTTAAACTTGATATTCCATGCTTATCATTTGTCCAGTTAAATAGAGATGGTATAACGAGAGAAAGTACTGACGCAGTTAGTGGATCTGATAGATTGATATGGCTATGTACATCTTTTTCCATATTTAAATTAAAATCACCAGAAGAATTGGCTGAAGATGGTCCAAATGCTGGAAATAGGAAATTAGTTCCAGTTGTAACTAGGCATGGCGGTGGACTAAATGATGGTGATTATATAAATATGGTAATGCAAGGTTCTCATTCTAAACTAATAGAATTAAGAACTAGAAATGAATTTAAAAATCAACCAATTGGTGATACCGGTCTAGTTGACAATAATGATATTCAAAGGATAAGAGATGGACTTGAATCAGATCAAGATTCAGCTACAGAATAATTATCAGTTAGTTTTTGATAGACTAGATATGAAATATGAAGTTATTGGTGATAACTTATATTCTACATGTCCTATTCATCATGGAAGTGATAATCCAAGAGCTTTCTCATATTCCATTCAAAAAGGATACTGGAAATGTTGGACTAGAGATTGTCAGTGTGATCATAAGAATGATATTTTTGGATTGATTAAAGGAGTTTTATCAGAAAAGAATGGTAAAGATTTACAATTTTCTGATGTCTTAAAGTGGTCTTGTGACTTATTACAGGTAAAAAAGGTAAAGCAAAATAAAATACAGGATATTACGGTATCCGACGATATAACAGATCAAATTTTATCTATTTTTTGTCACAGTGAAACACACAAACAACAAAATCTTAATATAGAATATAATCCAAATTATGCACATGAATATTTTACACAAAGAGGATTTAAGATAGATACACTAAAACACTTTAGCGTTGGTACAGACACTAAAATAACATCTATGAAAGATAGAGTTATAGTACCAATACATGATAAGGATGGACAAAATATTGTGGGACTTATAGGAAGATCGGTAAAAGAATATAAGTTACCAAAATTTTTATTGTATCCAAAAGGTTTTGACAAAAGACATTATCTCTATAATTATCACAGAGCAGTACAAAGAGCGTCGGAAACATCCTGCTTGTTTATTACAGAAGGACAGGGTGATGTTTGGAGACTATATGAAGCTGGAGTTATGAATGCTGTTAGTATTTTTGGTAAAACAATAGCAAAAGAACAAGAAGATATATTATATAAATTACCAATTACACATTTAATAATATTAACAGACAATGATCAAGCTGGAAGAGAATCTAAAATACAAATAAAAAGACAATTCAATAGGATGTATAAGTTATCTTTTCCAAAAATATATGGTAAAGATATTGGAGATATGTCAGTAGAACAAATACAAACAAAGATCTTAAATAATCTAAAAGGTGCATATTAACATGACTAAAATTATTGGTATATCTGGAAGAAAACAAGCTGGTAAAAATACAACAGCTAATTATATAAATGGAGAAATTCTAAAGAAATATCAAATGATAGAAAGTTTCTATATTGACCCTTCTGGAAATTTGGTTATAGAAACACAAAATTCTTCTGGTAAAAGTGGATATGGAATTTTAGATGTAACGAGAAAAGACAATACTTTTATAGAATATGCAGAAAGAGAACTTTGGCCGTATGTTAAGATATATCACTTTGCAGATCCTTTAAAGGAATTATCTATAGCTTTATTTGGATTAAATCATAAGCAAGTATATGGAACAAATGAAGACAAAAATACTGTAATAAATATAGATTGGAAAGACATTCCACTTAATGAAAATAAAAGTGGGCTAATGACATCTAGAGAATTCTTACAATATTTTGGCACAACTATTGTTAGAAAAATATACCCACAAGCTTGGGTAAATGCAACAATTAATTCAATTCTAGCGGAAAAGCCAGAAGTTGCTATCATACCAGATGTTAGATTTCCAAATGAAATATCTGCCATAAAAGAAAATAATGGCATTGTTTTAAGATTAACAAGAGATATATATAATAGCGATCATGAAAGTGAATGTATTTTAGATCAAAATAATTATGATTGGTCAAATTTTGATTTTATAGTAAACAATAGCCAAGGAGATATTAGTAATTTGTGTTCTCAACTACAAAAATTAAACTTTATATGGAATTAATATGATTGTAACATACGTTAGATCTTCTAGTTATAATAACTATGCTTATTGTGAGATGCAATACTTTATTACATATGTTCTTGGATATCAATCTTTAAGTGGAAAAAAAGCAGACCTTGGCACAATTATTCATAAGGTAATGGAGTCGTTAGCCAAGCTTAAAAAAGAATTACAAGATAATCCAAAGAGCAAAAAAATAACTATTAATGACGATGCCGTAGGAAGTATATCTGTTGGTTCAGCAGCATTATTTAAAAAAGAAATTGTGAGTCAATTACTAGAAAAAAGCTTTGATTTTTATACTAATAAGTCTCATAATACATTTTCAAAATATGATAAAAATGATTGTCTAGAATTATGCTTTAATGCACTAAATTTTAATAATGGACAATTTGATCCAAGAAATAGAAATATTATTGCCGCAGAACCACACTTTGATATTCCAATAGAAGAAGATTGGGCAAAATACGAATACGAAATAGACGGTAAAAAGATAAAGGGACAACTGGCAATAAAAGGCACAATAGATCTTGTAACAGAATCTGAGCCGGGAATTATAGAAGTAGTAGATTGGAAAACAGGAAGAAGATTAGATTGGGCTACTGGAGAAGAAAAAACATATGCTAAATTAGGCAAAGATCCACAATTATTACTATATAATTATGCAATATCTAAACTTTTTCCAGAATATAAACAGTCAATTATGTCTATATTTTTCATTAAGGACGGTGGGCCATTTTCCCTATGTTTTGATCAAAACGATCAGACAATATTCTTAAATATGCTTAAAGATAGATTTAAGGAAATACAGAGAAATAACAAGCCAAAACCCATTTCTGATGATAGAAGTAACTGGAAATGCACTAAATTATGCCATTTTTGTAAAAACAACTGGAAAGACACAGATCAAAGTATGTGTGTATATATAGATAGATATTTACAAGAAAATGGTATGCAAAAGACTGTCAACGATTGTAAAAGAGAAGATTTCGACATAGGTTTTTATGAATCCCCCGGTTGAGTATTGAAAAATGAAAAAATTATTAACTATTGGAATGGCAACTTATGACGATTATGATGGTGTATTCTTTACCATACAAGGCTTAAGAATGTACCATGAAGCATGTAATACAGACATGGTAGAATATATTGTTCTAGATAATAATCCAAATAGTGAAAGCGGTAAAGCGACTAAAAGATTTATCGAGGGTGGATTAAATAAGCTTGGTAGATATATACCAAAAGAAGATAAATGTTCTAGCTTTAATAAATATGAAATAGCAAAACACGCAATTGGAAAATATGTTGTTATTTTAGATTGTCACGTTTTATTAATACAAAACGCCATTAATTCATTATTAGATTATTATTTAGAAAATAAAAATTGTAAGGATTTAGTACAGGGACCATTAGTATATGATGATTTAAACAATGTTTCTACACATTTTGATCCAAATTGGAGTGGAGATATGTATGGAACATGGGGAACAGATCATGAAAAATATAAATTAAATAAACCATTTGAAATACTAATGCAAGGTATGGGCTTATGCTCATTTGAAAAAAAGAATTGGCCGGGTATATGTGAACACTTTAGAGGATTTGGTGGAGAAGAAGGATATATAGCAGAGAAATTTAGAAGAAATGGTGGAAAGAATATATGTCTACCAAAGCTGGGATGGTTGCATAGATTTGGAAGACCGCTTGGTGTAAAATATCCACTTATTCTAGAAGATAGAATATGGAACTATTTTGTTGGATGGCTTGAAATAACACAAGATCCAGAACATGAAATGATAAAGCAAATTTTTAGTTACTTCAAGCCAAAAATACCAGAAGGTAGTATAGAGAATATTTTTTCACAAGCTAAAAATTTAATACTTAAATAGGAGAATATTATGCCAATTCCATCAAGAAAAAAAGATGAACAAAAAGATAATTTTGTTTCTCGTTGTATGAGTAATGAAACAATGAAGAAAGAATATCCAGATGAAAAACAAAGAGTGGCTATTTGCATACAGCAAGCAACAGCAGATTGCAATTGTATAGAAGCCGCCGATTTTCAAATGCAAATCGAAGCATATGGATATGAAGAAGAATTAAATGAAGATAATTTTTATGTTCCAACAGCAGCAGAATATGTAGACTTTGGAGAAACAATAGAAGAATGGGACTGTGCGGCAGAAAAGCCCGGTCTATGGGAGAATATTCGTAAGAAAAAGGAGCGTGAGGGAAAAAATTATAAGCCAGCAAAACCGGGAGATCCAGATAGACCAAGCAAAGATGCTTGGAAAAAGGCTCAGTCTGGTAGCGGAGACGAGATGGCTATAGAACAAATACAAAAAATGCATGATCAGTTAATGTCAGTTATCATGAAGCTGAAATTAATGGAAATAGAATTTCAAGATTGGACTAAAGATATGATTTCTAAAGCAGAAATATATGTACAAAATGTATTTGACTTTGTTACATATTATGAACCTAGTAAATATGAAGATGAATATATAGACGAGCCATCTGAAGTAGATGATATTGAAGATGAAATGGAAGATACAGAATCAAAATTCCAGTATCAAGATCCTATTACACAAGAAGTCTATACATATAATAGGCGTGGAGTTTATGAAAAAAATGGTCATTCTTTAATATTTGTTGGTAAAGCAGCAGAATATCAAGGACGTAAAGTAACATTAAATAAACCATTTAGAACCTCAAATGGTCCAAAGAAATTTGCTGTATATACAAAAAATGAAAGTGGCAATGTTGTTATCGTTCGTTTTGGTGATCCAAATATGAAAATCAAAAAAAATATACCAGAAAGAAGAAAGAGCTTTAGAGCAAGACATAATTGTGATAATCCCGGTCCAAAATGGAAAGCTCGTTATTGGGCCTGTAAAAGCTGGTAAGGAGAAAAAATATGAATAAGTTTAGAGCAGAAGAAATAATAGAATCTATTCAAAATTATATAGAATGTCCTCCAGCAACGCAGGATATTGTATTAAATTTAGCTAATAGAAAAAAATGCGTAGAACAAGCTAATTATGGACCAGCTAATCCAGAATTAGATAACGATGACTTTTGGCAAAAAAAAGCTGACTTATTTAAAACATCAATAGAAGAAATAAAAACTATGAGATGTGGTAATTGTGCGGCTTTTATTGTGAAAGAAAAGATGAAACAATGTATAGAAAAAGGAATAGCATCAATATCTATACAAGAAGAAGACATAGCCAAAGAAATAGTAGACACATCTAATTTAGGATATTGTGAATTATTCGATTTTAAATGTGCTGGCGAAAGAACATGTGACGCTTGGATAACTGGTGGTCCAATAAAATAGGAGTAATAATGTTAGAAAATTTTAATTTAAGCGAAGAACTAGATAATATACATGCATATCAAAAAACATATAAAGGAAAGAAACGTAGTGAGCTAAAAGATAGTGACTTTCTTTTTCCAGAAGATAGATCATTTCCATAGTTACACCACAAGATATTCCAGATGCTATAAGCAATTTTGGAAGAATGAAAGGCAAGACGAGTTATGATGAGTTTTTAAATAAGTTATATAAAATGGCTAAAAGAAAAGGTCCAGAATTTGTTGCAGCTTTGCCAAAAGCAACAAAAGATAAACTTGATATAAAGAGTTAATTTATATTGGTCACTCTGCGGAATGAAATATTTCCGCAGCGTGTCCATCTTGCATTTTTGGTTCTACGTTGCTATAATATAGTGTTGCATTACACTATTAAGGAATTGAATATGTTGAATTGGTCGCCTTTGATAAATTATACTCATTATAGTCTTTTGCGTGGTTTTTCTAAACCAAAAGAACTTGCAAAAAAGTGTAAAGAAAATGGATATTCAGCATGTGGAATAGCTGATTATAAGACTATTTCTGGTGCAATATCTTTTTTCAAGGCTTGTAAAGACGCTGGCATTAAGCCAATAATTGGATGTTCATTTGATAATTATATTTTATTTGCAAAGAATAAAAATGGCTGGCTAGATTTAATAGAATTAGTTTCATCATTAGATGAAGATGGAAATCTTCCGTCTGAATTGTGTAAAGAAATATTTGCAAAACAAAATCTCATTTGCCTATCTGATAAAAAGTATACCGCACTTGGTGAGGACTCTTATGCATATTCTATATTAACTCCAAAAAGTTATTACATAGATCAATCGGATGTAGAATTGCATAGAATATTACTTTGTTCAAACATGAAAACGACATTACCAAAGGTACAAAAGCAAATTAGAAAAGAAGAATTACCAGAAGACATAAAAGACTTTTTCATAAAAGACAATAAATATTTATGGTCTTCTAAAGATTTAGAAAATGTAAAGTATTCAAAAGAACAGGCAAAAGACTTGGAAGAAATACTAAGTAAGTGCGAAGAATATAATATATTAAATCAACCAATGCTTCCAAGATTTGATTGTCCAAATGGTATATCGGAAGAAGAATACTTAAAAGAATTATGTCGTGATGGATGGAGAAGATTATTAATAGCTACAAATAAAGTTAATTCTCCAGATTCGAAAAAATTGTATGGAGACAGATTTAACGAAGAACTTGGCGTAATTAATAGAGCAAACTTGTTCGGATATTTTCTAATAGTTCAAGATATTATTAGATATGTTAATAATCAAGGGTGGTTATCTGGTCCCGGCAGAGGCAGTGCCGCTGGATGTTTAATATCTTATCTTCTTGGTATTACACAAATAGACCCATTAGAATATGATCTATTATTTAGTAGATTTTATAACGACGGAAGAAATTCTAAAGATCATATATCACTACCAGATATAGATATGGACGTTCCAAGTAAGAAAAGAGATAATGTCATTGAATATCTAAAAACAAAATATGGCAATGATCATGTGAGTCAAATGTTAACGTTTGGTAGATTGCAGGGTAGAAGTGCTATTAAAGAAGTATTGAGAGTGTACGAAGCATGTTCATTTGCAGAAATGAATACGATTACAAAATATATTCCAAATGAGGCAGAAATATCAGATCAACTTGCGGATATGGATGATGACGAAAGATCAATTATTCGTTGGGCATTAATAAATAACTCCAAAGAATTAAGAGACTTTTGTTATATTAATGATGATGGTAAATTAGATGGTGAATATGCAGAATACTTTAAACAAGCAATAGCAATAGAAGGTACTTTTAAAACACAAGGAAAACATGCGGCTGGAGTTGTAATTTCAGCAGAACCATTATATAAAGCATGTCCAATGGTTAAAGAAAAGGGATCTAATGAAAAAATTGCTGGATTAGAAATGTCAGACTTGGAAGCCTTGGGTCATGTAAAATTTGATATTCTAGGCTTATCATTATTAGATAAAATAATGCACACAAAAGACTTAATCTAGTTTTAAAATCATAAAGATCAAACAATTTTTAAGACACTATATAGCTCTACTTCACATGGAGAACATATTTATGGCAAATCGTGATTATATAATATTTGATTGGGAGACGGGATCTCGTAATCCAAATAAAACACAGCCAACTCAAATTGCCGCACTAGCATTAGATGGTAGAAATCTTAAGCTCAAGGGACAATTTAATAGTGAAATTAAGCCTGTGCTTGATGATGAAAAAGCAATCAGTCTTGGGTTAGACCCAATAGAAGATGAAGCACTAAAGATAACACATAAAACTAGAGAACAGCTAGAAAATGCCCCAACATTAAAAGTAGTTTGGAATAAGTTTATTAAATTTGTTGGGCAATATAATTGGAAAAATGATCCATTTTATGCACCAATACCTGTTGGATTTAATATTCTTGGATTTGATATGATAATCATTGATCGTTTATGTAGAGAATATGGTCCTTGGGATAAAGATAGAGAAAAACAAAAACTATTTAGTCGTGTTTATAAATTTGATATTATGGATAATATTTTTGCATGGACAGAAGGTGATCCATCAATCAAGTCTATAAGCATGGATTCATTAAGAGATATAATGGGATTGTCAAAAGAAAATGCACACGATGCATTGCAAGACGTTAAAGATGAAGCTAATATTTTTATAAAGCTAATGAAAACACATAGAGCCGTTTACCAAAACATGAATTTTGAAAAAGCCTTCGCAAATAAGGAATTATATGTCAAATAAACAATTACAATTATTCGAAAATGACGAACCAAAAATTTTAGATTTAGACTTTATAGATGTAAGCAAAATCAATGTTAAATTTATTGGCGAAAAAGAAATGCATAGAAAATCAAATATAATGATAAGTAAATTAAATTCTATTGAACAAGGTAAATATTTTCTGCATAAAAATGTTGGTGGTTTTCCATATGTAATTGGTCCTAAAAACAATAAGCTAACCGTAAATACTACAAGAAATCAATATCCTTGTATTGGAATCGGTGGTATTGTTATTGCGATGCATAGATTGGTTGCTTTAGCATTTATAGAAAATGATGATACAAATAAAAAGTTAGAGGTAGATCATATAAATGATGATAAATCAGATTTTAGAGTAAATAACTTACAATGGGTAACAAACGGGTTTAATAGCAAAAAAGCTCAATCTTATAAGAAAAATAACGATGGAATATAACGATAAAAAAACTTGGCAACTGTTTGCCGATGGAAAAACCAAGGGCATTTTTCAACTAGAAAGTAATCTTGGTAAATCATGGGCAAAAAAGTTACAACCTAAAAATATTGAAGAGTTATGTGCATTAATAAGTATTATTAGGCCGGGATGTATTTCTGGAGATACTCTTATAACCATATCGAAATATATTCACAAAGATGGTAAAAATAGATTTATAAGACAAAAAATAAGAGACATATATAATTCTAAAAATAAACCAACAGAAATATTTTCACTAAATGAATCTGATATGACCGTAGTAAAAAACCAAATATTACATATTTTTTATAGTGGACAAAAAGAATGTTTTAAGGTAAAAATAAGAAAATATTCAATGTCATCTCAGAATATTTCGCACAAACTTCATCCAAGTTGGTATGATTTAGAATGTACTTCTGATCACAAATTACTTACAAATAAAGGATGGGTAGAATTAAAAGATTTACAATGTGGCGATAGAATAGCTTGTTTCAAAAAACAAAATAACAGAGACATTAGGCAAAATACCATTTCAAATAGACACACAAAAGATGGCCCAAGAATGAAAAATATTTCTGGAACAAGATATTTTTCAGAAATATGTTATAAACATTATGAAGAGCAATGTGTTGTGTGTGAATGGAAAGAAACAACTTTAGATGTTCATCATATTGATGGTAATAGACACACAAGCAATCATTTTAGTAATCTAGTGTATTTATGTCCAAATTGCCATAGGCTACATAATAATAATAAATTATCAAGAGAAGAAATTATGTTACATAGAAATAAATATATATTACCAGAATCTAATGACATTGAATGGGTAACCTATCTTGGAAAAGAATCCGTAGGAGTAAAAGATACTTATGACATATCAATGCTTTCTCCTAATCATAATTTTATAGCAGGAAATTTTATTGTTCATAATTGCTTAAAAGCTTATGCAGATGGTAAATCTATGACTCAACATTATGTAGATAGGAAACATGGTAAAGAAGATGTAACATATTTTCATACAGCATTAGAAGATATATTAAAACCAACTTATGGAGTTTTAATTTATCAAGAACAGAGTATGCGTATAGCACAAAAAATTGCTGGATTTAATCTACAAGAAGCAGATACGTTGCGTAAAGCCATTGGAAAAAAGAAAGCCGACCTTATGAATGAAGTTAAAAAGGCATTCATTGAGGGTTCTATACGTATTGGATTAGTAACAAAGGAAGAGGCAGAACAAATCTTCGAATGGATTGAAAAGTCTTCAAGATATTCTTTTAATAAGTCTCACGGCGTTAGTTATGCTGTATGTTCTTATCTAAGTGCATATCATAAAGCACATTATCCTAAAGAATTCTTTTTGTCATATTTATATCATGCTACAGAAAAGCAAGATCCACATAGAGAAATATATGAATTAATTTCTGAAGCAAAGCTTTTTGATATAGAGGTAAAAGCGCCAAATTTATCTAATTATAATATCAAGTTTAATATAAAGGGTAACACCATATTCTTTGGTATAAAAGATATAAAATCATTAACTGGCAATACTGGAGACAAGTTAATAGAATCCATACAAGAAGTAGAAAAGGAATTAAATAAAAAAATTACGTCATTTACTTGGCTAGAAATCTTATTATTTTTATCTCCAAAAGTAAATTCCTCTGCATTTAAAACATTGGCATCAATAGGTTTTATTAAGGGATTTTCAGAAATTATTAGTAGAAATAAGGCACTTTATGACTATGATATCTTTAAAAATCTAACCAATAGTGAAAAGAACTGGTTATTTGAAAACTATAATAATCATAAGTGGCCCAGTTTAATTGATGCTTTAAAAGCTCTTGCACCAACCAAAAAAGAGGGCGGTGGCACAAGTAAGGTAGAACGCAAACAAATTATTCAAAATGAAATACAATTATTAATAGATCCACCATATGATCTAGAAGATGATCCAGCTTGGATAATAGATCAAGAAACAAAGTTTTTAGGATGTCCAGTTTCATTATCTAAAATTGAGGTTTCTGATACGTCTGCTGCAAATACAACATGTAAAGAAATTATTAATGGCAAACGTGGAAAAGACATATGTATTGTGGCTAACATACAAAGACTATCAGATTATAAGATAACAAAGGGCGAATCAAAGGGTAAAATGATGTCATTTTTAACACTAGAAGATGACACATGTTCTATAGATAGCGTTATAGTTTTTCCTTCTGTTAAAGAGAAGTATAAATATGTATTATATGAAGGAAATAATCTAATTTTTTGTGGTAGCGTTTCTGGAAAAGATGATTCTTTTATTGTTGACGCAATACATGAAATTTAATATTGTTTTTTTAATAGTGAAACACCTAATATACTAAGATAGGAGATAAAATGAATATTTGTTGCTTTACTGGATATCTAACAGATAATCCTCATGTTTCAGTTGTTGACGATGTAGTTTTAGCAGAATTTACAATCGTCGTCTATACATATAGGCGATCAAAAAATACTGGCGAAAAGACGAGAATTCCAACATTTATACAATGTGAAGCTTGGCACACTGGAGCAGAGACAATAGAAAAGTTTGCTCAAAAGGGAACAAAAATAACAGTAAGTGCTTCTGCTAAAAATTACTCCAAGGATAATAAATCAGTTATTTTTAGAGTTAATGAGTTTGATTTCTGTCAACAGGATTATGAATAATGAGAAAAAAAAGAATTTTATTTTGTAGTGAAGCTACATTTTTAAATACTGGATATGCCACATACACAAGAGAGATATTAAATTATCTTCATAGCACAAATAAATATGAGTTGGCTGAACTTGCCTCTTATGGCGAAAAAAATGATACAAGAGCAAAAAATATACCTTGGAAATTTTATGGCGTAATGCCAAATCAAAATGACAGTGATCAAGAAAAGCAAATGTATGCATCTATGCCAACCAATCAATTTGGTGAATTTAGATTTGAAGAAGTTTGCTTAGAATATCAACCAGATTTTGTTTGTGATATACGAGATTTCTGGATGTTAGATTTCGTTGAGAGATCTCCATTTAGAAATTATTTTCGCTGGGTAATAATGCCAACTGTTGATGCTTATCCACAAGCAAGACAGTGGATAGCAACATATCAATCTGCTGATGCTTGCTTGACATATTCTGATTGGGCTGGTAGAGTTTTAATGGAACAGTCTGGTGGAAAAATTAATTATTTAGGTAGTTCACCGCCATCCGCACACCCAGCATATCAACCAATTGAAAATAAAACTTTATTAAAAACTTCTTTAGGATTAGATCCCAGTATTAAAATAATTGGGACTGTTATGAGAAATCAAAGAAGAAAATTATATCCAGATCTATTTAATGCATTCAGACAATTTCTGGATATGGTAGAAAATAAAAATCAATATATACTATATTGCCATACAAGTTATCCAGATTTGGGATGGGACATACCAGAACTTCTACATCAATATCAATTATCTTCACACGTTTTATTTACTTATATATGTTCACAAACTGGGAAGCCGTTTCCTTCATTATTTAAAGGGGCTATAATTCAATCACCATATAGCGGTCAATATGGTGCGACATTATCTAATGTTCGTCAAGGATTAAGCTATGAAGACCTAGCTAAAATAATTAACTTATTTGATTTATATGTACAGTATGCAAACTGTGAGGGATTTGGTCTTCCACAGGTGGAAGCTGCGGCTTGCGGAGTCCCCGTTGCTGGTACAGACTATTCTGCGATGGAAAGTGTACTTAGACAGCTTGATGGAATTCCAATTAAACCAAAGGCACTGTACAAAGAATTAGAAACTGGATGTTTTAGAGCGGTTCCAGATAATTCCTTGGCAGCTTCATTATTCAAGGAATTTTTTGATAAGCCACAAGAAATAAGAAAGATGATGGGATTTAATACAAGGCAAAAGTTCCTTGAACATTTTCAGTGGTATAAAAGTGGAAGAGTTTGGGAAAATTATTTTGATAGTCAAGAAATATTACCAATAGAACAAACTTGGAAATCTCAGCCAAGAATTAAACAACCTAAATCAAAACCAAACTTACCAGAAAATGTTAAGCACGAAGAATTAGCAAAATGGCTAATTGCAGAAGTATTGTGCGAGCCAGAAAGATTAAACTCATTTATGGAAGCAAGACTTATTAGAGATTTAATGTATCAAAGTTCAACCTCTGTAACTGGAGGAATGTATTTTAATGAAAGTTCTGCTGCGTTTGATCAAAGAACATCAAGAAATCCATTTAATTTTGATATAGCATATGATCATATGGTTAATCTATGCAATAAAAGAAATTATTGGGAACACAGAAGGATAAATACAATAAAATGAAAATACTATATATAGGTCATTATAAAGAAAATTCTGGTTGGTCGCAAGCAGCTATGGATTACATCCTAGCTTTAGATAGTATTGGAATAGATGTTGTTTGTAGGAATGTAAAATTAACTAATATTGACGCAGTTATTCCAGAAAGAATATTAGAATTAGAACAAAAAAATTTACAAGATGTAGATTATTGTATACAACATGTTTTACCACACCACTTAGTTTCAACATCTAAGTTTAGAAAAAATGTTTCATATTTTGTTGGTGAAACAAATACTATAAAACATTTATCTTGGTTTGAACAATTAAAAAATATGGACGAGGTTTGGGTTCCAAGCGAATGTTATAAATCTATATTATATATAGATGGATTAAATAATGTAGAATGTGTACCACACACATTTAATTTAGAAAAATATAAAGCAAAATATCCAATTATTAATTTTAATGAATATAATAATGCTTTTAAATTTTATTACATAGGTGAATTAAGTGATAGAAAAAATATAGCATCAATACTAAGATGTTTTTATTCTGAATTTACATTAGAAGATAATGTAATATTTGTATTAAAGTTAAGAAAACATGGTGTTGGACAAAAAGAACTAAATGACCATATTCAAGCAATGTGTCAATCAATTAAAAAAGAGCTAAAAATTCATAAGGATATAAATAAATATCCAAAAGAAATTATTATTACTTCTAATTTTACAGAAGAGCAGGTTTTTGCATTACATAATTCGTGCGATTGCTTTGTTGGGATTTCTCACGGTGAAGCTTGGTCTATACCTACTTTTGATGCTATGTGTTTTGGTAAAATTCCAATATGCAGTAATGAGGGTGGTCCATCACAATATATAGACAGTTTTTCAAATGGGATATTAATTGATGGTGTTTATAATATATGTAATCATTCAGATCCAGCATTTCCAGAACTATTTACTGGAAGAGAAGAGTGGTTTTGCCCAAGTGAAAGTATGACTAAAGAGGCTATGAGATATGTACTAAATCAAAAGAACAAGATAGATAGAACAGCCGGATTAGTAAAGGCAGAACAGTTTAGCTATCAAAATATTGCTAATTTAATAAGGACAAAACTAAATGATTAATAACTCAGTAAAAAGAATAATATCTTTGTCAAACGAAAGTAGAAGAGATAAATATCGTATTTTAACCTTCCCAACGCATGAAAGATATGAAACTCAATTATGTAAGACAGGACATGAGTTCTATTCTTTTAATGTACAGGGGCGTAAGAAGTGGAACGAAAAACAATGTCCAATTCCACAAAATTATCATATATTACCAGATAATGAACTAGCTTCATATTTAAATTATGATTTTATATTATCTCAAAGTAAGTTTGGTCAATTTCAGATTGCTTCACAAATAGCCCCAATGCTTAATATTCCAGTTATTTCGTTGGAACATACCCTTCCATTGTATGGCGTTCAAAAAGAAGAACAAATTATCCAAATGCAAAAAATGATTGGGAATGTTAATATATTTATATCTGAATTTTCACAAAATGCTTGGAATATTGGTATAGATTCTCACGTTATACATCATGGAATAGATATAGAATCTTTTAAGCCGCTACAAATAGAAAAACAGAATCATATATTATCTGTCGCAAATGATTTTATAAATAGAGATTATTGTTTAAATTTTTCTGGATGGAAAAGAGTTACAGACGGCTTAAATAGAAAAGTTATTGGAGATACCGAGGGCTTATCGGAAGCTGCAAAATCTACAGAAGAGTTAATAGAAGAATATAATAAGTGTTCTGTATTTTTTAATAGTTCTACATTAAGTCCAATTCCTACGTCTTTATTAGAAGCAATGAGTTGTGGGTGTGCGGTTGTGTCAACTGCCACATGTATGATACCATCTGTTATACAGAATGGTGTGAATGGCTTTATATCAAATGATGAGTCAGAACTAAGAAAATATTTAGAAATATTACTAAAGGATAAAGAATTAAGAAAGACTGTTGGAAATAATGCAAGAGCAACCATATTAGAGAAATTTTCAGAAATAGTATTTATCAATAATTGGAATACTATTTTTAACGAAACTTATGAGGTATTTAACAGATGAAATTAAACATAGCATTAACAGAAGATAGATTTATATCTGGATATTCTAATGTATTATTAGAAAAGCTACCAAGTGAGCATCAAAGCATAATAAATAACTCCTGTACAGAAATTTTAGTTGCAAATATATTAGATCTGATAGATGAAAAAAATATAGATGGTTTTATTAATTTATTAATATCAAAGCTAAGACTTGGCGGAACACTATTTATAAGTTGCATTAATCTAGATATTGTTGCTAGAAATATAGTAAATGGAACATTATCTGAGCAAGAATTTAATCAAATGATACAAAATATAAAATCAATACATTCAAGAAAATATATGTTTGATCTATTAAGTGGAAAAAACTTAAAGATACAATCTTCTACTACAAAGGGAAATATTTATGAAATCATTGCAACAAGATAGTAAAATAATAAGGACTAGTTGTAAAAACTGCGTGTTTGCAGAATATAAAGATAATACACAGATTAGCTGCGCTCATGGAAGAATAGATAAGTTTAAAAATCTGTCTACTAATGATTTCTCTTATATAACAGAGGCATATGATGATGAAAAAGAATTTTTTGTAGTTAATAGATTATGCACACTATATAGAGATAAAGATAGTTGGAATAATGGGAATGTTGATGTTGAAAAGGCTTTAGAAGAAGTTAAGATTAGTTTTGATCTACTAATAAACTGCGATAATATAGACAATATCGAATATTATCAATATGTCCAAAGACTATTAATAGAAGCAATCTTCTATGGAGAAAATAAGTTTAACATACACTTATATCACAATCAGTCATTAGATAAAGATAGCAGAAAAAATTTATTAAATCTTAAAAAGGGTATTAAGAAATCAGATTTAAGTATATATTATAACAAATCGGTTTTGGAACATAACGTAATATCAAAATCAAGAAATTCATATCACATAAAAATTGATCATGATCATATCGTAGATATTGATATTTTTCAAAAACTAAATGACATCATACATAATGATTTAAAAAAGATATTGGTATGTAAAAATAGAAATACATATATAATATCTAACTTATCATATAAAATAGAAAACGATGGAAAAATTAATCCAGATCTAGAACAATCATTACAAAATATAATTAATTATGCTAAAGAAGATTTTTATGTAGAGATTTAGTATGAATAGAAAAAAATTTATAACATCTACCAAATCTATTTCAGCACTTATCCCAAAAGATAAAGTAATAGAAAAAACTGAAACATTTGTTACATTTATTTTATTATGTGACATGCCGGGATATAGAATGAAATCATATGGATCTACATCACTAATAAATATTAAAGATAGAAAACTTATTGATTTTCAAATAGAGGCAATCAATCAATCTTTTAAGAAAAATGAAATTATTATATGTACTGGTTTTGATGCTCATAATCTATGTAAATATATTAAGAACAAATATAGTCAATATAATATTAGAATAGTAGAAAATCAACTTTTTAGTACATGCAATTCTTGTGAAAGCTTGAGGCTGTGCTTAAATAATATTAATAATTCAAAAATATTTATAATTGATGGTAGTCTATTTTTTACAGCAAATATTTTTAATACTGTAGATTTAAATCGTGATTTTTTACTAATAGAAGATAAACCATCAGAAAATCTAGAGATAGGTGTTAATGTAAACGAAATCAATATTATTGAACACTTTTCTTATGGAGCGCAAAAAATTTGGTCAGAAATAATATATTTTACAAAAAAGGAAGTGTTAGACGCTTTGAGAAGATTATTATATAATGAGGAATACAAGAATAAATTAATATTTGAGTTATTTAATGATTTACTAAAATTAAATCATGAAATATGCTATATAAAAAATAAACATACCATACAAAAACTAAATAATATCAAAATCTATAAAAATTTAAAGGATCACCTATGAACTTTGTAATAGATAATTATACAACATCAGAAGATACACAGCCAATGTATTTTCATCAAACTCTAATAGAAATGGACCATAAATCATACTTGTGTGATAGCTCAAAAGAAAGCGTATATGACATATTTGATAGATATAAACCAGATGTTTATATTACACATGGTCATAAAATATCTCAAGATGTAATTCATTATATAAATAATAATGAAAATAAGATTGATGTGTTAATAAATATAAGTGCTATGAGCAACGAAGATGTACAAAAATTATCTCAGTTCTTTTTTGCAAATAATATAACATCATCATTATTCTTTTCGTATTTAGATTCGGACAATTTGCCAAAAATAAAAGATAGAAATATTATTAGTTTATGTAACGCAGCAGATCTTAATTTACTACAACGAAAAAATACAATTAAATTTAATGTTGACATTGGTGTTTTAGTAAAAACTAAAAACAACATTAAAGAATATGATGGTATCTATCATAACATATCAAATTATGAATCTCTAAAAGATGATGTAGATTTTGTTTTGCCAGAGCTTTTATTAGCACCACTATATAAGTCTTATAAAACTATTGTATTAAGAGAATTTAATGGATATTTACCACAATCATTATTTGATGCAATTATTTTTGATTGTAGTGTTTATTTTGATTTAGACAATAAAGATAGTCTTAATAAAATGAATGATACTGTTTCAAAAATATTAAAGACATCTAAAACATTAGATATAAATGATAATGATAGATTGATAGACTTTTCAGAGTTAAAAACATATATATTAGAAAAACATACAAGCAAAAATAGAGTTAAAACTTTGCTTTCAAATATAAGGACAAAAAAATGAATCTAGTAACAGTTATATTAAGTGGATATAAAAGAATATATGTTTTAGAAGAACAGCTAGCAGCTATTAAAAATCAATCTTTCAAAGATATTGATATCTTCTTTTGGGTTAATTTAGTAAATAATGAACATAGTGGTAATATTCCACAAAATATAATAAACGAATGCCACAGTGTAATATCTAATACTAATTTTGGTGTTTGGGGTAGATTCACATTAGCTATAAATGCCCAAACTCCATATATATGTATTATTGACGATGACACTATTCCCGGCTCTAGGTGGATAGAAAACTGCCTAGATACAATATCAAAACATAATGGGGTTATAACAACTAGGGGGGTTGTTATGGATAAGGAACATAATAATACATATCCTATGCCACAAAGTTATAAAGCATATGGATGGTGTTCTCCAAATGAAGAAGTAATGCAAGTTGATATGGGATGTCATTGTTGGTTTTTTCCAAAAAATATTTTAAGAGCATACTGGGCAGAAATGCCAGAAACAATACCAATGAATTATGGTGAAGATATGCACTTATCTTATATAGCACAAAAGTATTTTGACATGGGAACATATGTTGCACCACATCCAGTTAACGAAAAAGAATTGTGGGGATCAATGCCAGATACAGCTAATAAATATGGAACAGATGCCTCTGCAATATCTTGGAATAATCAAGCAAACATGGGAATGAATCAATATTGGAATTTTATCAGAAACAATGGATATAAAATACTGGCAGATAAAACATGAAATTTACAACACCACCGAATAAAAATTATCAACAAGATATAGTAATTTTAAAAGAAGCTATACAAAGTGGAGAAAGAATAACATTTTCTAAATTTTGTGATGGCGAATGGGCTGTACTTCAAAATAATCATATAGATAATAAAGAATTTAATTTTGACCCATCGACAGATACATTTAAAAGAAAAAAATTATTAGATGCGTTTCAGTATAATAATGATAGATATTTTGTTGGTATAACGTGTGTCAATGTATTTGGAATTGAAACACATAGAAGAATGAAGATGATATCGGGCCTTCCAGAAGATAGATTAACTTGGGCCGATATTTGGGTTAATTCAAACTATATTTATTTTATAAACGAAATTGTTCCACTATTTAAAAATAGAGATGTTGTATTATTTTGTAATAAACGTGGTAAAATAGAAAATTTACCATTTGTTCCATATGTTATATTTCCAGTTGAAAATAATGCTTGGCAATATAACTGGGATTATATAGATAGTGCAAAGATATTACTGACAAATCTTAAATCACAAGGTGTAGAAGATTTATTAGTTCTTTTTTGCTGTGGACCATTTGGAAATATTTTAGCATATGAATTAACTAAAGATTGTCCATATAATACTTATTTAGACATTGGATCTACATTAAATCCTTGGTTACAATCAGAAGCTTTTAAGAGAGATTATTATCTAGGAAATAATTATTTTTCAAACATGGTTGGGGCTTGGGATCAATGATATTAAAAAATATAACCCTAGTATCGGTATGTGGTAATAATAAATTTTTAAATGGCATAATAAAAGCTGCACAATATTGTATTAAAGATATTGAGTTTGGTTCTACAAAAATATTATCAGATACTATTGTTGATTGTGATAATATTGATATGATTAAAATATCACCATTAAATCAAGAAGAATATGCTTTATTTTGTTTATATGATTTACCAAACTATATCGATACAGAATATTGTTTAACATTTCAAGGTGATGGTTTTATTATTAATTCACACTTATGGAGAGAAGAATTTTTACAATATGATTATATAGGTGCGCCGTGGATAAGCGAAAAAAATAATAATATTGGAAATGGCGGATTCTCATTAAGAAGTCAGAAATTTTTGCAATCGGCTAAGACACTTAACTATAATAGTAAAATACAGTTTCAACCACATATTCCAGCGGGTAAATTAATAACTCCAGAAGATTGGTTTGCATGTAGTTATTCATATAACGCAATGATAGAAATGGGTATAAATTTCCCAAGTGTAGATTTAGCATATAAGTTTTCAGTAGAGCATCCATCTATTCATAGATTTTATGATAGACAAAATATTAAAACATATAACTCGTTTGGCTTTCATGGTACGTTTAATGTTGCTGCTATGAAACTATTGGAGAATTAATAATGAAAAAATATTCATATGATACATCAGTATTTAATTTTAGTGATATTGTACAAAAAAGATTTAATATAGATAGATTAGATCAAATTCACACTGTAGCCAAAGAAAGATTAGAAATTCCAGACGATCCATCAAAAGATCAAAAAACAATCTTTCATAGAATGTTTTATCCAATATATGAAGATGAAAATAGCGAGTTTCTAATTATATATAAGCAATTTGTACAATATTTAATAGATAAGCATTTTAGTGCAGAAAATATGGTATATCAAACCAAACCAACTTTCAGAGTACAAACACCAGATAATATAGCTGTTGCTAAATGGCATAAAGATAAGGCATATAATCATTCATCTAATGAAGTGAATATATTTTTACCACTAACAGATGCGTTTGATACAAATACTATATGGGCAGAAACAGAAGAAGATAAAGGTGATTATATTCCGATGGAAGCAAATGTTGGAGAATATTATATATGGAATGGTGCAAATCTATTGCATGGAAATAAAGAAAATAAAACTGGAGTAAGTAGAGTAAGCGTTGACTTTAGATTAATTAAATTAGATAATTTTAATTATAACGGAACCAGCGTAACAACTAAAGTGCCAATGGAACTTGGTCATTACTGGTCTAAAATATGAATAATAAAATAGTATCTACACATGTATTTTTATATTACAAAGACACAGGTGTAGAATTAATCAATCAAATTAAAGATTATTGTTCTGGAAAAATATTTCTATCATTAATAATAAATAATCCAAATAATAAATTATTAATAGAACATGCTAGAAAATTTTTCGATTTAGATATTACATATGTAGATAATGCTGGTACTGACCAATATGGATTTTTCTATTCATTTAAAAAAGATTTATCAGAAAAACCTTGGGTATTTTTTTGTCATGATAAACATATTAATAAAAAAACTTGGATGATTGAATTAATAGAAATATTAACAAATGTAGAGGATGATTATTTATTAAATAAAAAATGTGGAATGATTTCATCTTTAAAGTATGTGAATAAAGTTGAAGACATAAATTCTTTATTAAATAATTATGGATCTATGCCATTTGAATATAGAAAAAACTTAGTACAATCTATTCACACTGTAATATGGCTAAAAGAACTTCAAAGAATTTTATTAGAAAAACATCAATTAATAAAAGAAGAATCACTATACCCAAGATTTTGTTCTGGTAATATATTTTTAGCAAAAAGAGATATTATTGAAACAACTCATAGCTGTATATATGAAGATTTTTTTAATAAGAATGTTTATAGAACAGATGGAGAGGTTTCACATGGACTAGAACGTTTTTATTTTTATGTATCCGAATGTTTAGGCTATCACAATATTTTTATATAGGATTTTATATGAATTTAGGTATTTATGTTAAAACTTTGTCGAATGAAAGTGAAATGTCTTTTGTTTCAAATATTATCAATTCCGCAGTAGATAATAATAATTTAAAAGATTGTAGCATTTTTTATGACGGTGTTGGATTTATACCATTTGACATACCATGCGGGATGTTTAATTCAACAGATCTATGGAACTTTAATGGAAAATTATTAATATTCAATATGGATTGTTTAAAATCTACATTTAGTATAGTTAATAATATTGATATTTTTTATTACTATGGATGGGAAAAAGCTGTTTCAATATTTCAACTGTTAAATATTATTAATGCTAATGTAAATATAGTATCAAAGACGGAGCAGGATGCAAAATATTTGTATAGAGTTACTGGAATAAAAACAAAAGTTATATCTGACTCTAATGAAATAGTAGACTTTCTATTATCGGTGAAATAATGAATGAAAAAAAGATTATTGATTTATATACAAAAGATCAAAAAAGCACGTATGAAATAGCAGAAATATTAAATACGTATCCAAATAAGGTTAGAAGAATATTAGTGAAAAATGGCGTAGAGCTTAAAAGTAAAAGTGAAGCACAAAGAAATGCTATTAATAATGGCACAGCTATTATTCCAACTAAAGGTAAAAAAAGAACTAAAGAAGATAAGCTAAAGATTAGTGCAAGTTTAAAAAAGACTTGGGATAATCTATCTGATGAAGAATATAATTCTAGAGTACAAATTGCAAAAGATAGATGGAAAAATATGACAGAATTAGAAAAACAAAATATGGCGGCTTTAGCGATTAAAGCAATTCAAGCCGCTGGTAAAGAAGGTTCTAAACTTGAGAAATTTCTACGTAAGGAATTGACAACGGCTGGCTTTGTGGTAGAATATCACAAGACCAATCTCATCGCAAATCAAAATCTTGAAATAGACATGTACATACCCAAGTTGCGGACTATAATAGAGATAGACGGCCCATCTCATTTCTTGCCAATATGGGGAGAAGAAAAGCTACATAAACAAATAAAAGCAGATGAGCATAAAACAGGATTAATTTTAGGGAAAGGATTAGCGATTATTAGAGTTAAAAATCTTTCTGACAATGTATCTTTGGCCGAACAAGAAAAGCTAAAGAATAATATTATTGATATCTTAAATAAGATTAATACACGTTTTCCAGACAAGTCTAATAGATTAATTGAACTACAAGTATAAAGGAATAATATATGGAAGAGGAACAGTTATTTGATAATGTTGAACTAGCAACACCAAGCAATACAAATACTTCTGTAAAAGATGTAGTTGCTGTAGATGGTCCACATCCACTTTCTCCAGAGTGGAATGATTATGTAATGGGATTGTTTTCAGAATCAGAAATGGTAGATGGAAATCCACTTGTTCATGGATTGAGAAGGGTGGCAGAACTTGTAATTGGGCCAATTATTTTTAGTGGCCCAACGCAAGTGTTTCCAGTTCAACGCGATGATCATCATGGTCGTGCTACCGTTGTTTTTACTGTAGAGTTTAGCAGTGGAATGAAATATTCAGAAGTGGCAGACTGCTGGGAGGGTAACACAGATGATACATTCTGTGCCTATGCTGTTGCAATAGCAAGTACAAGAGCAGAAGCAAGAGCCTTGAGAAAAGCATTAAAGATTAGGGCCGTTGCAGCCGAAGAATTAACAAAGAAAGACACTGCTAAGATTGTTAGAGATATATCTTCTACAAAGACTAGTACAGATAGTGATTATAATGATCAGAGTAGAATGAGTGATGCCCAACTTAATTTTATTGACGTAAAGTGTAAGCAATTAAATATCAATGGACAAAAACTATTTAAGGATATATTTTCTGCTGATATTAATAAAAAGGTGTCAAAAAAGATCGCTAGTGATATAATTGATAAGCTGAATGATTTTCAGCGTGATAAGAATTTAATTCCAGAGTCTATAGTTGGATACCAACAGGAGTGGCGTAATTTATGAGATTAACATATACAACAAAAAATGGTAGACTAAAAGTAGAGCTAGAGGGTGAGTCACAAAAGGACTTATTTGAAGCTATTAGCAAGTTTCAAGAAGTATTTGATGAAACAGCCTGTGGAAAGTGTGGTTCAGAAAATCTAAGATTTGTAGTTAGAAATGTAGATGATAATCTATATTATGAATTACGATGCCTAGATTGTGGTGCTAGACTTTCTTTTGGTGTCAACAAGAAGGGCGGTGGATTATTTCCAAAGAGGAAGGATAACGATGGAAAGTGGCTACCAGATGGTGGTTGGGTAAAATGGAATCCAAAGACTGAACAGTCTGAATAAAAAAATCCCCCAAGGTAAATCCAATTATTGGTTATCTTGGGGGTATTTTATTTTTATAGGTATTCTACTGAGAAGTAAAGACCGTACTGTGTCTTACTTCCAATACTTTCTGGTTCTGAACTTAGTGCTATATACCAATCGTGTCTTGTGCTAGAGTGTAAAGAACCATTTTGTGTTAAATATCCTAAAGATGTATCTGTATCAGATGTATTTGTATTTGTTCCACTTATACCGGGTGAACTTGTAAATATCATATCTGTTACGCTTGTAACTGGATCAAATTCAACCCAACTATTATCGTTTCTACCTCGATGTGATAAGTTTGTTTTATTTTGTAATGAAGATGGATGTCTAGCTTCATATACATATGTAGTTACGCCACTGGCTGGATTGTTTATATTACTTCTATCAAATATTCTTAACTTACAGTTTTGAACACGAACAGCTTCGTTGTGTGTAAATCTGACATTTAGTGGGCATAAATAATTAGGGAGATTATTATTATTTATGGCTGTATTTGAATTTATGGAAACTGTTCCGGCTGTTGCGCCATTACCAAGAGTACTCATTGATGTATTATTTAATTGTGAGCCTTGATTTACACCATTAGCGTCTGTAACATATGTGGTTGTCTGCTTGGCATTTACTGGGACAGAAACACCAAAGCTAGAACCATAAAAACCTAATCCAGAACCAGCAGAATGGTTAATTAGTGTATTTGCACCATTTAAAATATTAGCATAAAATTCGATTTGAGCCATGAAAGTCTCCCATATTGAAGGTTTCTAATTTATTATACACATAAATTATGTTATTGTCATACTGACATATTGGGCAAATCCGGCTGTAAATGGCTGTGCCAAAATAAGTGTATGAGTAATATCGTTATGAAAGTGATAAAAACAGTCATATTTTCCACTAGAATTTGTTCCTAAATCTAATGTAGTATCTCTAGTTTCCTCTATAAATCCCTCTCCACGCTTGCTGCTACTGGTTAATCTAGTGATTGGACCGTGTTGTACAGGTGGTAAATCTTTAGCTATTTTTAGCCAACATATACCATTTATAAATCCTATACTAGCCTGTTTTCCATTTGCTGTAGGAGATCTAAAGTTTAAAACAAATCCTTTTTGGTCAGTTGTTCCATTTACATCTCCATTTACATATTTTGGAAAATCTGTATTAAAATCGTTCGGAATAAAATCGTCACCACGCATATCATTTCCAAAAGTATCTTTTTCAAATTTTATTCCAGTAACAGAACCATTACTTACTAATACGGTAATTTTTAAATTTCTAGAAGCAATTGTATGCTCAAAAGAAGATGTAAAACCCGTTCCACCAGAAAGTATAGTTGCAGTATCAGATAATCCAATAACATGATACTTATAAGTAAATCCACCACCAGTTAATAAAGCGCCTCTTCTTATTGGATTTAATTTCCATTGATTTTTTGGTTTAAATGCTATATTTCTATCTATTGATTCTCCAACTTGAATAATATTATCATCTAAATATGTTGGAATTGGTAAGTCTAGTTTTTTACTATTTTCTATTCTTTGCTGTGTTTGCTGCGTAGTTTCTCCAGCTACAATTGCCAATGTATTATTTAAAGATTCGGTATTCCAATAACTACCAGCATTAAAATGTAATACGCCAAAATATCTTGGATCAAATAATGTTTGTTCTTCGGGCCAATAGTCATAAATTTTTACATGTAGTGCCGTTGTTCCAAAACTGTCAATAGTATCTGTATTTGAACCCCACTGTGGAATTCCGGTTTGAATTCCCCCACTGCTACCACCAAATGCTATACCCATAAGTTGTGAAAAAAATGTCTGTGTTGCTGTAGCAGCTCTTTGTTGATTAAGTCCAAAATCTTGAATAAGAGAATAATTAATTTTTCCACCACCGGATTTAGAAATTGTATTTTTAGCAGATATTATTCCAACACATTGTGCGCCAACGGCAGAAGATGAAAATCCATCTCTAAATAATCTTGGCGCGCCAACTAATCCAGTATCAATTGGTTGTTGTGCTACATAACATTGATATCTAATCGTATTTAAAAATGATCCTTGATTATATTTTGATATATCATATATTAAACTACAGTTTGGTAAAATACTATCATTTATTTCAGATAATAATATATTTTTATTTGCTTCAATATATCCTAATTTTGCAGACCTTTCATAAGTATTTCCCATTAAATATCCAGTAAAATTATCTGGTATAATATTTTCTACCTGTGCTGATCTTTTATTAATAAGTTTTCTTACAATGGTATAGAAATTTCTATTATTTTGATCATTAGAAAATTTTGATAACATATCGTCTCCACCTGCAAATTCTGCTTGTAGTGGAGAAAATTGAATTCTATTTTTGCTTTTTGGTATAGATGTCCCATAATATGGTGCTGGAACGTGTGGTGTATATATTGTAAAATTTTCAGATCCAAGTAGGGGCCACCCAATAAAAACACTATATGGATTAATAAACTTACTAACGCATTCTGCTGGTACATGTAATAATTGTTCATTGTCTTTATTGTCACTGGCCGGAAAACTTGATATATCATTAGATGATTTTGGTAATCTGAAAAATTCACATATTTGACTAAAATTTTTATCTGGACCATTATATTCTGGTAATGGATTATTATTATATATTATATCCATAACACCATCTAAATATACTGGACCCCAAAAAAGAGGAATTTCTTCAGCATATTTAAATTGATCATTTGCTGAAATAAATGTATTTTTAGCTTCTACATTTGTAGAAGTTAATATTGTTTTTTTTTGGAATCCACCTATTGTTTCATTTAATTGGTCAAAAATACTACAAATATAATATCTTTTACTTGGAATAAAATTTGTGGATTCAATATTTTTAAGATTTAATTGTTGTATTTCTCTAAGCAATGATCCGGGGTATACGGTTGTTAAGGCCGGTCTTTTTATATTATCTTCTATAAAATCTTTTCTATTAATCCAAGTACTTAATATATTTGTATAAAATTTAAATCTAGACGCATTTTCATAATCTTCTGGTTTGATATCTGTCGCAAATTCTGTAGATCCATCTTTATAAAATCTATCGTCTTTAAAATAACTATCTGTATTTGCTATTAATTTTACAAATGACCAATCACCAAACTTTATAGGAGATGTTGCTGGCTGATCTTCTCCAAATGGCTGTGGTATCCATTCACCATTAATATCGGTCAACATTACAAGTTCGCCCTGTTTAAAAGCTTTTAATGATCTATTAATAACTTCTACTTCTACTGTTTTTTTTGTAATACATTCTATAAAATTTGGTCCATATGTGTGTGGATTACCACCTTGCATAGATAATGGTAATGCTTTTCCTTTTTTTGGTGATCCCGAAAATATTTCAGCAATTTGTTCTGGAGATAAATTAGTTAAATCCGAATCTGGAATTGGTTGAATATCTGCTGGATCTATATCAGTAAGTAATCTAGCTAATATTTGAATATTTCCAGATTTCCATTGTCCAGTATTATTATCGTAATATACTTTTAATGGTGCAGCAATTGAATCTTGACCAAAACCACCTTGTGTTGGTGGTATAACTGTATTTATATTAGAAGTTGATGATTTTTGATGATCATCCGTTGTACCAAATCCATACTGTGGACCACTTGCCATTCTTGGTGGAGCAGCAATCATTATTTCTTTAAATGCAACGCTTCTTTCGTTGCTTCTATTTCCCCGTTCTTGAAAAGTCAAATTAATAACTATTTCTTCATTAAGTTGACCAAGAGTTAATGTACCAACACACTTAACAGATTTTTCTAAACTATTATTAATATCTTTTATTTGACTATCATATTGTTCTATTACAACTTGTGCAGATCCATTAAAAATTTTATTTTCATGATATGTAATTAAATTATATAAATCTAATAATGATATTGATGTTGGTGAAGCTTCAAATGTTTGAGATCCAATACTAAATTTAGTATATGTACAATTTAAATTAGACAATAGATCTAAAATTGTTGTATTATTATTAAGTTGAGTTGGTAAGCTATTAAAAATTGAACTATTATTTAATAGTTTTCTATTTTGTTTATAAATAATTTCACATGAAGATTTAGTAAAAGAACATAATCCTATACTTTCTAAAAATTTATTCTTACTAAAAAATTGATGATTTTCTTGAACTCTTGAAGTCAAAGATCCTTTAAATGTAGACATTATATTTCCTTTGAACTAATTTGATCGTATAAAGATTGTGATGAATTTAAATTATTATCAACAAGATATGGCATATTTGGATGAGGTTCTTTAGAAAAAGCTACAAACATTTCAGATAAAGATATTCCAGCAGAATTATAATATTTATTTGAGGTTCCTATAGTATTTGGTAAATTATTAATAGTATCACTTAGTTGATCATTACTCTGCACACTGGCAGATGAGGAATATAAAGTATTATATTGACTATTCGATGTACTTCCAAACATAGTTGAATTTTGTTCATTGACAAATGTATTATTGTTTGGATCAACAGAAACCACAAGCTGTGTCATAGATGGGCTATTAGTTTGATAATTAGTGTAGTAGTTACCATATATACTTTGATTTCTAATATAATTATATATTAAATTATAATTTACATTTGTTTGATTTTTACTTAATCCTTTTCGTATCAAAGTATTTCTTTCATCTTTAAGTTTTTGTCTTTCTCTACTTATATTAGCTATAGCGTCTTGTTTTTGTTTTTGTAATTTTCCAAAACTTGATGTATATAGATCCATCTTAAATGTTGTTCTAATACCATTATCTGATATATCTACTGATATATTTGTAATTAGTGGGCCTAAGTTAGCTAAAGCTCTACCAATAGAAACACCGCTAGGTGCTGCTGGAACCACAAAGCCACCACGTTCTGATTGTAATAATAAACTATTTGCAAATTGTGCCTGTGTTATTCCAGCTTGATTCATTAAATCATAACCTTGATAATTCCAAGGAGATAAATTTTCATCTTTAATAAATTCTATTTTTCCACCAATGTTTTGATATACACTGGCTTGTGAATCTAATAATGAAGAAATCCAAGGGCCATAACATCGTTCTTTAGACATTAATGGTAAAACAACTAAATCTGGATATATTGGAGACGGTGCAGCAAATTGAATTCTATTATGTAAAGAAAAATTAATACTTTTTTCTAATGCTTGATTATATGCGGCTGTTGCCTGTGCTATAGCCCCAACGTCTTCTCCAATAGCAACGTCTGGAGGCGCACCAATAAAATTTGGAGCAGAAAATTCTGGTATCTTTACAACATCCATTGTTAAAGCGTGTTTAATGACAGCAGTATTAATAGTTTGAAATATTGAATCTCTATATCTAGCATCTTTTGTTGCTACAATTCTACCCGGCAATGTAATTAAAGCATATACATTATTTGTATCTAGATTTTCATTTTTTGTTTTAATTATACATTTATTATTAACAATTTCTCTTTCAAAAAATTTATCTTGTGCAACATTTTCTGAGGCTGTACTAGTTGGAACATAATGAGATATAAAATATCTTCTTGATAATATCCATCCACCACTTGGTGGTATATCGCATGTAAATAGTTTTCTAGGTCTTGATGCTCTACCAATATCAACTACATTTGTTCCATGCACAGTAACATTATATAAACCATTATATCCATCATTATTCTCACCACCAATTCCACTAATTGATACTCTTGGTGGCATATAAAATTTATCATCTATATCACACTTAACGAAAGCAATAGACTTAGGTGGCGGTGGGTTTGTATCATTTTCTTGAAAACTGGTAAATGTTGTAGAATCTTCTCCAACATTATTTAACTGATTAGTTAGATCTGGAATAAAATTATTTCCAATCACAACTTGTTGCGTAAAAGAATTTGAATCTATACCATTAAATGATAGATATTGACTATTATCAAATCTTACATATGAACATGTGCGAGAATTTTCAAGCAAAAAATTTGTTAAATCTTGTGGAATTAATCCATATAATACGCCTACTGGTTTATTTTGAGAAATATTTGTTAATAAATCAAAATTAGTATAGCCACCCTGTTTTTCTGGTAAATAATTATATTCATATTGTTCTGTTATTGGATTATAGTTTAGATTTAAAGCACCTTTAAATTGTGTGACAGTCTCATATGAAGTAAACATATGAGTTTCTATTGAGTCTCTTGCTTCTTTAACTTGATCTAAAAATTCTGAACTAAATTCATAATTTGGTGGTATACTTTTTGTTGCCCTTGGTTTAAATCCAAATGGACCACTTGTATATTTTAAAGTATTATTATCTACAGTAATACCAGTAGGATTATAAAATACATTTACATATTTTGGAATTTTTACTAAAAATTTCTTACCTAAACATTCTTCTGCAATTGCTCTAATAAAATTATAGACTTTTAATGAATTTTCTTTTGTATCTTTCGTAAGTCTATTCATTATTTTAAATGAAGATTCTAATCCAGCTTCAAATTCTTGTATAAGACCAATAACATCAGCTTTTGTAACTAAATCAATATTTTGTTTTAATATATTAATTCTATTTATAAGATCTCTTTCAAATTGTGTTATATCACCAACACTAGAAGATGTTAAATCATCCCAAACATTACCAAGTATAGTTTTTAGTTGTTCGCTATTTGCTGCTCCATTAATTTCTGCTAAAGATGTTATTATTCCATTATATCTTGAATATAAGTTTGATAAACCAGCACCTTGAACTCCTATTCTAGTAGCACGTTTGTAATATAATGGATATCCATATGGAGGATTACATGCACTTAAAGGAAGCCCATCTGTTCCATATCTTATATCTTCTGAATCAAAAACAGATCTAGGAACTGTGACAGCATAATTTTTAGATAATTCAACTATATCATTATCAAATCGTGATGGCTGTTGTGATATTAAAGATCCTTCTACATCATCTCCGAGTTCTACAGATTCCATATATATATCATTATATGATAATAGAAATTCACACCATCTTTCATATGAAATAAGTGCCGCTCTTAATTCTATTTCTGTTGCAACATAGTAATTACCAACACCTTTAGCATTTAGTAATGATGAATCTAATAATATTTGTTGATATGCACCCCATCCTTTTGGTATAGTTACTGCACGATTTCCCAAAAGTCCATAATATGGTAATATTTGTTGTTCAAGTGCTGTTTTTAATCTCCATTGTTTCGCATTATCAACACTACCATATCCAGCACTTACTTCTCTAACAGTTAAATTATCTCTATCATTATTATTAGAAAAATAATACATATCGACTTCTTGTGCGCCAACAATAAATTTATCTGTAGTAACATTAGATAATTCAAATCCAACATCTTGATTTTCAACTGGAGTACCAGATAGTCTTAATTTATCTATATAATTTTTAATAGCTCCATATTGTGGCTTAAAAGATTTATCAATACTATCAACTCTAATAATTCCAGAAATTAACTTTTTTGGATCAGATCCATAAGAATTATTCCAACTTTGAAATCTTGCACAGGCTGCGTGAGGAATAATTGGTAATAAAGAAACAAATAATTCACTACTTGTAATATCACAAACTTCTAAACAAAAATCTAATAAATTTATCTGATCAAAATCAAAGAAATAATAGTTAGGAACATTTTTAAGACCACTAAGATCAACAATATAATTATGTCCACGAAAATTAACAAAGCCGCCAAATCCTGCATCTATATATTCTTGTGGTAAAGCACCATTGAGTCCTAATAAAGCAGAAAAAGATTGTTTAATTCTATAGAACGGCATTCCCTGTGGACCTCTCCTAGAAAAACCGGTTCCCGTCATTGGAAATTTAACTGGAAGAGATGTCCAATCAACTGTTGTAGTTATATTAAATTGTTCTCTATCTAGTGGGATGTTTGGATTAATCGCATATAAATCATAACCTAAAAATCTATAACTACCATCTGGATTTATTATTTTTCTAAAGATATCTTTAATTGCATATGCTTCATCTAATTGTGTTTTAAGATCTTGAGTAGGATTATATTCTAAAAATCCATATAGATTATACATATTAGCATTATTAAATGTTGTACCGGCATAATTATTTAAAATCAATGTTACATTAGATAATATTTCTCTTGGATCTACTACTTGTACAGAATATAGTGGATTCCCACCCGGTCCACGATTTTGAACATAACTTTGTAATATTCCACCAAAGCATAAATGGAATTGACCAATAGATCCAATAGCTTCATTAGTTCCATATAAACTATCATACATTGATTTATATGCTTCATTTATATTTGCTTTTTTTTGTCCAAATTTAAAAAATACTGGAGATCCAACTGGCGGTGGAGAAAATCTATCAAATTGTCCATCGTGATATACGTCGTCACCAATGGGATCACCATATCTTGTATTGTCTGATTTATTAAATTCATCATTAATTAATTCAACAGATAAACTACTTGTACTGTCACCATAACCAGCGCTTATTCCAAAATTTCGTATAGAAGCGCCTAAAAATGTTTGTTGTTCAAAACCATCTTTAGCACTTGAGAATGATTCTGGAATAGAAAAAGATTCTTGACTAAAATTAGCACCCCAATATCCAGATGCTGGATTAATAGATAAATTTCCAACGGGTCTTGTCATGACAACCATGTCCTAAATGATTGAGAATAAATATTAAATCTATTTGTAGCAACTTGTAATAAATTAGATGTACTAAAAGTATAAAACGAAGTGTTGTGTATATATGGATTAAAAATGGTAAAATCTGTTATTGCATATTGACTAGATAAATTTGCATTAGATAATTCTATATTAAAATTTAATCCATTTGGTGATACGATAGATGTATTACTATTTATATCATTAACTTGTCCACCACTATATATTGGATTTTGTAAAGATAAATCAACTGCTGTATTATTCGTAATATTTTGTGATAAATCTAATGAACTATTATCTATATTAATAGATGTCATATTAATAACTCAATTCATAAATCCAACTTAAACTTAATGAATATCTTCCTTCTTTTGGTGACCAATTTTCTGATGGAGGATTTAAAAAATATTTTCTAATACCCGGTTCAGATGCTGGACTTAAAGAATTAATTAAGTTTAATATTTGTGATCTTAATGGTTCGTTTAAACTTGGTTTTTTTAAAAGAAATGATTCTCTATCATTGTTATAACCAATATTGGTATAGTCTAAAACAATTTCTATAGTTACATCTCTTCTATATTCTGTTCTTCCTCCAATATATTGTAATATTGGACCAGTTGTTCTTCCGATAACTGGTATGACAGCAAAAACATCGCCGGGATAAGTATCGTTTACAGATATATTTTCACCTAAAACGCCAATAAAATAATTAGTAGGTCTATTATTAAATTCTAAATTATAAGTTATTTCACCAGTAAATTCATTTGTACCTAAAGTTATGGATACTGGTTGTGAATTTAATGTTTGAACAACTAAGTTATTAGCTCTTTTATATAAATTAGAATTAATTCCAAACTGTTTATTATTAGATATTTCATTATATTTTTCTAAAGCTTTTTCATATGGTGTTTGTGATATTGTTCCAATATATCCACTTGCTTCAATACTACTTAAACCTTTTATATTTCCATCTATAGAGACTCTAACAAATGGAGCATCTATTGATGATTGAACAGACATATTATATGTTTCAAGAGCTTTACTTCCAGAAGCCATTAACCAAGTATCATTAATACTATAGGAACCATTTGCTTTATCAATATTTTCTGTTCTTATATGGTTATATCCTCTGTATATATCTGGTATATTTAAAAAACTTTCTCCATATTTTTTTGCTAATTCATAGCCGGGATAATCTTTATATCCACCAGTAGTAGATTTAAATATATTTTTTTTGATAAAATTTTTAGCTTGTTCCCAAGCTTCAAGTCTAACTACAGAATTACCACTTGGTATATAACTTGTTCTGCCGGTAGCAGAAATACTTCTAGTAATTCTATAAGATCTTGGAATATTTTTAGTATTATTATCTACAGTTAATGGGGTTTCTCCAGTAGATTCATCAACTTCTATTGCCCAATTATCTGTAAAATCTTCAACAAAACCACCAAACTCATTAATTAATTCAAGTTCTGTTTTTCTTTCGGTATTATAAAATGTAGATCCTTCAGTATTGGATCCACTTGGAGAGGTTGAAAAAATACTACCTTCAATAAATGTTTTTTTATCATTATCTAAAATTCTATCTGCAACTAAATTTATTGTATATTTACATATATCAACATAAATACCTTCTTCAAAATTAATAGATTCAACTTTAGGATATAATATTAAAATTGGTTCATCGCCAGTAATTGGCAAAATTTCCATTTTTTGACCATCTAATGCAAATAATTCACGTATTGCCTGTTGTTTTGTAAATATTGCAGATAATTTATCTCCATAATTGACACTTTCATGTGGCGGTCTTGTATAATTTCCCGGTATATTTCCGTCATAATTTGGACCAATTTGATTAAATTTTCCATTAGGTCCAAAAACAGAACTAGAATTAGATGTATATATTGGAGATCCTTCATCAGCAATAATGGTTCCATTTAATGTAATATTATATGTTGAACCCATAGTTCCAATTTTATTTTTAATTGGAGTATGAGATATAGAAATAAGAGGAGTTGGCCTAATAACACAACCTTGATCTAAATCATTTTTATAATATACTGTAATCATTTTCCTCTAACCCGTAAAGTTAATGTTTCGGGAGAAAATCCTGTCCCACTAGCGTATAATGCAAAACCAGATTCTGATATTGTTATTCCACTTGGACAATCCGTATATAGGAATAATCCAGATGGTACACCAGAAGCAATACCTAAAACAGCGCTTTGGTACAATCCTAAATTATTATACACAATTGCTGAATTTGCGGCATTAGAAAATAGATTTATATTACCGCTATTTATAAATGGTTGCCCGTCAATAAACATTGATATACTGCCATTTTCCCCAGTTCCAAAAACATATTGACCATTTATTGCTTCTATATATGGCCTATGTCTTATGTAGCTTTTTTCTACTACATCTTGTCCAGATGCTTCTAAGAATATTTCACCTTGATTATTACTATATACTATTCCAGTAGCACTATAAATTGTATTTGGTATATCATTACTAAATCCTAGTCTAATATAAGGATTTCCAGAAGAATCGGTATCACCAAAGACTTTTGCGTGTAAAAAGCCACCACTGCCAACAGTAGACGCTGGCATTTTTCTTAAAATACCATCATAAATATATATAGCACCAGCATTAAGTAATGCTTCGCCACTATTTTCAAATAAGTGAGTATCTGTTCCTCCAACTAAAATATAGTCTGAATCACTTCTACGCACCCTACTTAAAGATATGATTTTTCCAAATCTGTCATTTTCTGATCCAGATACTGGTATTTCACTAGATCCAACATAAGTTTTTTGTTCTCTGGAATTATATCCTTGTGAAACAATTTTTTGTATTGGTTTCCATTCTTGTTTTTTATTTTGCCAATCTATTAATCTATTTTCATAAATAAATATAGCACCATTATTTAATATAGGAATACCACTAGTTGTCAATTCATTTCTTACGCCAGATTCACCAAGATCATATATTACTCTCTTGGGAATATCTAAAGATAAGTCAAATTCTTTTTTAATAAATGCTCCACTATTAAAAATAGTTTCTACATAATTATCAAAATCATGACCCGGCGCACCTATAGCAATTAAATCACTTTCTATCTTTACGCTGTGTCCAAACTGATCAGCAACAATACTAAGATTTAAATCATCGGCTTTATAATTATGATTACCAAAAATATATCCAGAGGCAAATAATTCTAAATCATTTGTGTCTTGTCCAATATTAATAGTGTTAGGTCTAAATTTTCTTATGCATGTCCAACCAATTGTTCTATTGAATGGTGTAACTCCACTAGCAGATTTTTCATATAAATATACAGATCCCGCACCACCATTAAATCCTATCTTTGTTCCAGATGGAGTAGTATATGCTGGTGTATTAGCTATAACATCATTCCAACTTGTAATAGCTTCTTTTTCATACGCAGCAAATGGTGCGCCAATTAAAATTTTATTTTTATATATATCTATGGAATATCCAAATAGATCACCGGGATATCCAGATGGAAATCTATCAAAGTCCAAGTAATCATATCCAGTATCTTTCATGATTTCTGGTATGCCACCAAATGGGCCAGCATCTTCGTAGTATTTACCTTCTATTGTTCCAGCGAATTTGGTGTATGCTCCCCAAGATGGTAATGTTGATTTGAAAGCAGCTTTAACTCCACTAATTTCTAGTAATAGTTGTTGTATAGAATTAATAGGAGTAAATCTTCTTAATTCATATGATGGTGGTTCCCCATCTACTGGATGTAAGGCTGGTTTAAATGATCCATAATTGAATGATTCAATAAAATCACTCATCGGTCTGCCAGAAGATTCTATTTGACCTGTATCAAATCTTAAATTTAAACCTTGATTACCAGTAGCATTAAAAAATCTTTGTGGTGTTCCACGTTCTGGTGATTCAATTTTTGTTTGAATATTAAATGATCTACCACCAAGATTTGATGGAAACTGTGTGAATGGATATAGGCTTTGTAAGAAATTAATATTAGAATTATATATTCTACCTTCAGCATCTGCAATACATCTACCTTGAACAAAACTAGAATCACTAAGAACAGTGATTCTTGATCTTGCTACACCATTATCAAAAGATGAAAAAACTTCTAGTTCTTGTGCGGCAACAACTGGGCCGTCTTCAATAAGCTGATTTCCTAATGTTGGTATACAAGAATTATCGGGACAATATTTACTATTATCTGTACTGATTGGTCTAGGTGGTGGTGTAATAACTACTGTTTTTTCTGGAACTTCTGGAGTAACTACCCAATCGTAAATATCAAAATAATCATACTGTGGAATTGGCACAGTCTCAATTGGTAATAAACAACCAGAAATTCCAATCAATCTAGTTGTTTTTGGTATATAGTTCTTATCTTCAATTCTAACATTATTACCATCTATAAATACGGATATTCCACTAACATTATCATAAACTTGTATATTAATAGAATCTGTTGTTAAATCACCGGCAGTATTGTCTGATCTAAGTCCACCAAGACTATATTTATGGTAATAATTTGCAAATTTGTTTAATTGAATAATTTGATCTGTATCATTATTAATATCTTGAACACGAAGCGCATTATCAGCATTGGTTGGATTTAATCTTGGAAAAGTTACCATATTGCTTACTTTTATTTGCAATGGTTCATTTTCAGAAAAATGCTCAGAAGCAACAGTAAAAAATAATTTATATCCAGATCCGGGTAATACTGGAAATACTACTTCACATACACCAGTTTTTAATTGCCAAGTGCCAGTATCAATAAATTCATTATCAATTATTGCATTATTTGTATATGCTATACTGTTTCCGGTATTTATTTTAATTGGAACAAATGGCCTACGTAATTCTTCTGCAACATCAATTGTGGTAATTCTATCTTTTGCTGCAAATCCCTGTGAAACAAAACTATTTTCATTTAATAGAATATTACCGGCTAAAGAATTTGTATCAATATTATTAACAGCATACTTATTTTTATTATCTAAGTATAGTGGCTGTATTGTTAAATCGAATAATTCACAAATATTATTAACAACACTAACTGTATTAAAAGATGTGGTTATATCTGTCGAAAACTCGCTCATCATATTTATTTGGCTAATAGAATATGTAATGATTAATTTTTTATTTCCTTTTGCTAACCAAGATTTGATTTGTTGAATCTGTGTAGTATTTGGAAGTCCAGTTGGATTTGCTATCCAACATACATCATACTCAAATCCATCTGGATGTCCTAATTCTAATAATTCTTCTGTAGAAACATTAAGCTTAACAGTATTAAATGTATTTTGAAATAATTCATTTAAAATAGAACCCTCTGTTGCATCATCAAAACTACTTCTTCCCGTCCAATCTCCTAACTGTGCTATATATGATCCACCGTTTACAGATTTTGCAACTAAATTAAAATAGAAATTTACATTTTTATCTCCAACGCCAGAATATAAATATTCTTGTGTTTCACTAAATGTTCCAGCTATTAAAATTACTTTAGAATTTTGATTATAACTTTGTTCAGCACAAAAGTATGCCTTGTCAGAAACAATTTTAGATATTGTTGATGTTGTAATTTTATTTGAAGCTTTTGCTTGTAATATAGCATCTTTTTCGTTATATGCTATTGGATCAAAAAATGTACTTGTACTTAAAGTATTATTAATATTTCTATTTAGTGATGTATAATTACCGCTATCTGAAGACCAAACAAAAGCGACTCCACTCAAAGGAGTTTCTGCAAATTTTGCACTAAAAGAATTTTCTCTAAATATTGCCTGCACACCAACTGGTAATAATGATGACGCTGCTGGTATTTTAGGATATGTAATAGAATATTGTTCTGGATATTCTGCTGCTACTAAAAGTGGAACTCCATCATATCCATATGTTGGTGACCTAACGCTATCTTCACCGCCGCATCCATAATATTTTTCATTTACTGTTCCAAAAAATAAAGGCCAGTTAACTGGATATGTTTTTGGATTTCCCCTTTGGTCAATGCACCATTCTTTCCACTCAGATCTTAAATCACCAAGATGCTTAATTGGTATTTCACATTTTGTATTTGCTGAACCATATGTTAAATCTTGTCCAAAGATAGATGATAATGATAGTGGATCATTATTATCAGATTCACAAGAATAAGATCTACTAGCACCAACACGATAAGGCTTAATGTCTCCAACGCCATAAGCCCTCATATCTTGTGGCTTAATATATGTAGATAGTGAACTAGTTGGCCTAAAAGATGGTAATAAATTAACTGATGATGGACATAAATCTGGCAGTGATTCAAATCTATTTCTAGCTGGTAAAATTCTTAATCTAGATGATAAGCTAGATAAAATTTTATTTATAATTTCATTTGATTCAAAATATAATCCATTCTTTTCCCAAATAGGATCATTACCAACTAAAACAAGATTTCTATCACCCAAAGCTAACCAATTTTTAATATTATTTAATATTTCATCACTTAAAGCATCTACTTGTGGAGTTATTATAAAAACTAATCCAGCTTCTTGCGGAATATCTATATCTGTAAATTCTGTTTTGGTAAAATTCAAGCCCCTGCTTGTATATATACCAGACATATGATTAAAAAATGGTGTATGTTCTGGTAATCTAGTTTCATATTCTAGATTTCCAAATTTTCCATATTCAATCACAGAATTATGTGGAAAATACTTTCTTGATTCAAATACTCTGACAGCACCAGTATTTACATATGAGTGCCAAGTACTATATTGTGGCCTTGTAGGTGCGTAATATGATTCAGATTGATCAAATTCATTTAAACTATCTGTTGGCGCACCTGCGGCAAAAATATTTCCATCCTCACTTAATCCAATACTATATCCTAGTCTAGACAATGGAGCAAAATCTTTGATAAAAAATCCCCAATTTCCAACTGGAATATTTGAATAAGAGTATATAAACTTTCTTTTATATTCACTAATAGGATTTGATCCCCAATAACTATAATCTGTTCTTGCGAAGTATTTTGACGTTTGATCTAATTCAAGATATAATATTTTTGAAGCTTCTGCCTGTCCATATAATTCTTTAAGATCTAAATATCTTTCATACATTTGATAATAATAACCAAATGAAGTATCTAAATCTTTTCTATGGTATATCCAAGGTTCAATGTTTTGATACAATCTATTCTTTTCTGATGAATCATATTCATATAACATTAATGCTTGATTTATATATGGCGATCCTATCCCAATAACTTCTCCATTATCACTAATTTTTACAGCATGACCAAATCTGTCTGGATGTACATTATTTAATGTTGTTGGAGATTCTATCGTTTGAATTAAATTCCAAGCTCCACTTTCTCTTTCAAAAACATAAACACAACCACCGCTTGGTGGTGGATCATTAAATTCTTCTAGATTAGGATTAAAATCTCCAATGCCAGAGGCAAATAATTTAAAAGTATCATTTTGCTTCATAACATCTATATCCAATACTTCATTTAATATTGCTATAGATTGTCTAACCCAGTTTTCATCTTCTCCAGTAAATATTTTTGTAAATCCTTGTGATGGAGAATTGAAAAAGTCCTGCAAGCCACTAGCAAATGAGTAATCTTTATAATAAGATATAAAATTATTTAATGCTGGTTGTATAGCTTGCTGTCCACCAAAAGATCTACTGTCGTCAATATAAAAACCAATTATAGATGGAATATTATTATTTAGTTTTGTATTATCATATGGAAACACAATATCTAAAGCTTCTTTTAAATTTGTAAATATTTTATTATCTATATCTATAAATTGTTGAGAACCGGGACGATCAGATGAATGTCTATCAATAACTCTTTTAATGGCAAAAGATGGTTTTGGCTCTGGAAAATCGTATGTAATTCTATTTGAGGAACTGACTATACCTTCACATATGACAATCTTGACATTAAAAGCAACTGGTGGATCACAAAAATATTTAAATAATATATCTTTGTCTTTAATTGCGTTTTGTACAGTTGAATAATTATATTTTATTATGTTTGGATAGATACCTTCTTCTATTTCTGGAATAAATTCATCAGTAAATACAAATAACGCAACATTTACGTTTGTTGCATTTAATGGAGCAAATGTTCTAGACCAAGCGCAACTCGGGCCACTAACAACTATAATATTTTTTTTGTCTTCAAATAATGAAGCTGCTAAATTATTTGTTGAACATATATCTATAGAATGTCCAAACTGTCTACCCTCTTGACCGACTTTCCATACTTTTTCTTTTGCACTATATGGATATATAATTTCTTTATCAGTTTCTCTTTCTACATAGTCTCTTAAATATCCAGAAGGAAGAGTTAATTTTGTTACAAATGACCAAGGTGCTTTATCATATTGAGTTGACCAATCATATCCAGATGGAGCTGGTAAACGATCATATACAAAAACCGCTCCAGCATTATTTAATTGATATCCACTAGCATCATATAATGTATGAAATGGCGCACCAATAGCCATAATATCGCTACAAACACTTACAGATTTACCATATCTATCATTCTCGTTTCTTCCAGAAGGATACTCGTAATTAGCAGTTAATTTAATACCAGAATAATCTACATTATTATTGCTACCATACTCAATTTCATATATTTCTCTTGGTACTTCTAGTCTACTTCCATCGCCAGTTCTTCCTTGTACTGTTAATATGAATGGTGATGATGGTATTAATCCTGTATATTTTCTTATGCCATAAAAATGACCACTATATCCAATAGAGGTATTAAAACCGCTGGCTTCAAGATTTGTATAAGTTTTTTGCGCTCTAAAAATTCCACCATCTACACATTGTAGCGGTTGCCACTGTGTGTCATGTGTTATTACTGGCTGATCATTACACTTAGCCATTAATTACATCCTCCATAACAGATTAATTCAACACCACGAATTTCATCGTTTGCAGATAGAGAAGCGTATGAATTGTCGCTCACATCTATATTTACACCTATATTTTTGTTATTCCAATATACTACTTGGTTACCTAATTCTATATCTAAAATGGGTAAATTTACAGTAAATAATGATAATTGTTCATTAATTATCCTTGGGTCAAATGAAGAAACATATAAGTTGCAATTTGAATTTATTGGTATATTTTCTGGACCTTTTATATATAAATTGGAACTTGCATTTGGCAATCTATTAGTTGGACTAGCTATAGCTCTAATTCTAAAATTTAATGACGAATTAGTAAAATCTAGATTTTTTCTATTGAAAGATACTAAAGAAATTGTTTCAGAAGAAGATTGATCAATAAGATTATTTTGTATAAATAGGGAAAGATCTTCTTCTCTGAATAATTGACCACTAGTATATAAATTAAAACCAAAGTTTGGTGTAGAACCAAAAGATCCAAATATTGGATCTATATTAGATAATGATCCAATCGTCAAACTATGTAGTGGCATATATCCACTAGATAGTACTGCTCCAGAACATGATAAATTAAATATACCAGAGGATACTCCACTAATATTAGCATTAGCATATAAATTAATATATGCACTAGATGGAATTACTATATTAGGCATATTTAGGTTAAGATATTCTCTAGAAACGTTTTCTCCGCTTACACGTAAATTAATATTATTATTAATTCCAGAAGATGTAACGAGACTATTTTCTAATCTAACATTAACACCATAAATTTTTAATATAGATTCAAAAGATTTTCCAGATGGATAAACTAAATCATATTGTAAAAACATATCATCAATATCTTTAGAAAAATATTTATGATTAAATTCATTTAAATATTGATCTTTATTAAAGTTTGCCCAAGGTTCTGATTCATCAATTAAACTATTAAAATCAAATTTACTACTAATAGTTTGCCAACATCCAGAAGGCTTTAGATAATGAATATACCTATTTATTAATCCATAATTAGTTGTTGGATAAGAAATTGGCTCTTTGTTTGGGGTATATAAACTTACAATTAACTTTGGGCCAATATTATTATTAGACCAAATAATATCATTATATGTTTCATAATTTATTATTGTATCTACAACAAATGCATCTTCTGTAAATTTATATCCTCTTGGTAGTGTCTTGCATATACGAGGATATGTAGAATAAAAGTTTGGATTTGCTTCAGAAGTATCTTGTAGATTAAATCTTATAAAATCATTTTCTATTTGTGTATGATACGCAACTTCATTTGAATTTATTACAGTTGGTAAAGTTAAGTCAGTTGTTTGCGTATAACCAGAACCGTGATGGTTAATATGATGAACTAAAATACCAGATCCTTCTCTCTTTGTAAATCTATCATATTCACGATTAAATGCACATATTTTATATGCACCTAGATGCCAATTATCTATACGTTCATTAATAGAATCATATAGATTATTATTTAAATCAGAATATAACAATTGTTTTGATGTTATATTCTTGGTTCCACTAGATAAGATATTGATTCCACTATTTGTGGATATACCAATATTAGTTAGGAATCCATTTATACCAACACCAGAACCACTACTATAACCAAAAGTAAGATTATTATTTCCACTATGTAGAATAAATGATGTAGATGTGTCTCTTAGTGAATCTGTAAATAATCTAAGTTTATTATCATTTTCATTATATGACAACATTATATCTAGTGGATATGTATACTCATAATAATATTTAGAATCATTAACAGATACAAGATTACCAGTATTATTTCTGGCTGTTCCAATTAGTTTACCATCTTTAAATCCAACTATAAATTCTAGATTATTACCATTATCATACTTACTAAATATAACACCAGAATTCCATAAGTTATATGCAACGCCACTAATATTAATATCTGGACTAAATCTTGTATAAATAGCAAAACCGTTAGATGTTACAATATTACCAAAATTAATATATCCAAGATCACCAGAGACACGAACAGCATTTTCAAAATTATCAATTATTCTTCCATATAGTTCGTGATTTGTATAGCCAGATATTCTTGTCCAATCTATAGTTTTATTTGTAGTAGATTGACTAAACAAAGATGTAGAATTAAATCTAAGACCTAAATTATTTACTTTATCATAATTTCCAATATATGAACCACTTACAACTGTATCTAGTCTAGATCTATTATATGAATAATCAGCTATAATAGAGTTTCCACTATCATAAATAAAAGAAAAATATCCATTTAAGAATGGACTATACATTTGTGGATTGTAAAAACTAAAATCAAACTCTTTTGGATCATATGGTCCAGCAAATAAAGAATCGTGGGCCTTTTTCCATCTACGACCATAATTATTTTTTAATGTGTTATCTCTAGTATATCCGTGTGGAATATTATTTATTAAAGATCCAGAAGTATTAACGGTATCCCCGTTTGGTAGCAATCTTACTATTCTTTTTGTAAATTCTTTATCTGCTTGACCAATAGTATGTAACATTAAACCGTTGGATGGCTTATATGAAACAACTAATTTAATTTTTGCTATAGATGCGCCACTTGGTATTGGATAAATATCTAAATATAAATTTTCAAAATATGAACTCATAGAGTAGTCTATAGATTGACCAATCGCTACTCTATCATCATATATCTTAAGTGGTATTGTATATTCTTGAAATGTTGTACTGTTAATTACTGGATATGTAGATAATAAATAATGGTCGCCACCATCGTTATTGGTTAAATTATTTTGATAATATTGATATTTATCTGATAATGCCTCTGAACTAATTCCAAGATCATCTACTGAATTAAAACCAGAAGATGTTGGAATTGTAGATATTCCAGAATTTTCTAAATTTTGTAAAAATCCACCAACTTGTGATGTTACGTGCAGTAATTTATCATCACTATATCCAACAACGTCAAGGCTATAATTTCTACTGCCATTAGCCTTTTTTGCTACAACAACTAGATCTACTTTATCTATAGTAAAGAAACTATCTGCTTCTGTAATATTAGACCACTTAGCTTTATTAAAATCTTTAGCCTGTCTTAATAAGCCAAAACTAAAAGCTCCATCACTATATCCATCGTATGGTACTGGTGGTTCATGAGAAAATTTTAATCTTAATTTACCAGAATCTTGTATGGATGAATAAATTAATTCTATATTTGTTCCATTACTGTCGTCTCTTAATGTTGGGCTTAATTTATTAGCTCCACTAGTTGTAATATTTGTATATATATTTGATTCAAAATCTTGGTATCTCCAAGTAGAATCAGATGATGGATATATATCTGTATAAGAATTATTTGTTAATATTTGGCTAGGAAATATATTACGTGTGATTCTTAATCCAGTTGATAAAACATCTGTATAAAATGGAACATAATTATTTCTAAAACTTGATAATTCTCCACTATTACATAATTCAATTGCTGTTATTCGTAAAGTATTTTCTGGATTAATAAAATTCTGTGTTTGTGTTGATAGTGGCGCACCGTCTAAAGCTAGATAATTATTTCCACTTTGATCAATAATAGTAAATGTATTTCTATCTTTATATCCTTCATTATAACCATCATCAAATGGATCATCTAAAGATTCTATTGTTATATCTATATTTACTTTATAATTTCCAGTAAATGTTCCACTTCCTAATACTGGATAGTTATTATCCCAAGTGTCTAGAGCAGAATTGTTTATTTCTGGTTCTGTAATATATGTAGCGAAATTAACATATTCTTCATCATAATTAGCGTCACCGCGAATTACAAAATCTTTATATTTGATAATCAAATTTCCAGAAGGATCTTCAAATGTAATATTATTTATTTTATATATTGGCGTAGTAAATGAAGAATCATTGTGTCTTGGGGCTGATGCACGTATTAGAAGTAAACTTTCTCTTGGTCTAACTAGTGGATTACTTACATTAAAAGTATATTTAAAGTTACCAGATGAATATGTTGACCAAGGTTGTATATAGGTATTTTTATCATCATACTGTTTTGCAAAAATACCCTCATCAATACTATTATATAGACCGCTAGTTTCTAAATCTTCATTAACAAAATAATTATTACCAGATGATGTAATAATGTCTTGTGTTGGATATAATTTTTCTCTACATTTAAAATTTCTATATTCTTCTAAATAAAAAGATCCACCAAGTTTATCAGTATATGGAATTGATAGTTGTGAATTTGATTTTAAAGTAGCGTGAAAAACTCCAGATAATAGTAAAGTCGCACTAATATCAGCATTATTTTCTGGCTTAAGGCCAATAAGATTTAGTGTGTGTATAAATTTTGCGTTTAAATCAGAACTAGATTTTAGTTTAGATTTAGTGCCAAGAATTACTCCATTATTATTATTTAAACTAGATATAGACTTAAATCTAGTAATAGAGTTGTGCAACATTGTAACTTTTGCGCGTATATTTCCACGCGCTAATTTTCTTAACGACAATGTTGGAACATTAATACAATCCATTAATTATCCTTTATTTACAATGCCAGAATTTTTCCTTAATCTTCCGCCTTCTCCAGCAGAATAATTTTGTATTTCTTTAGAAACTTCTTGAATTACGGCACTTCTAACCTGTTCTGTCATTTGACTTAAGAATGTTCCACCATTAAGATTTACATTTATATTAGTAGTGTCTAGTTTAATATTAAAATTAGTAGAATTAAGTTTATCAATATTTTTACTCATATCTGACATAAATGAATTAAATGTTTGAGATAATTTATTGATAAAATCACCATCTAATAATCCATTAATTGCTTTTGCAAAACCACCAAACGCTAAATATTGAGTTTGATTTACAACGCCACCATTCGCCATTCCAATAGCTCCACCAATACTACTTTGTCCAGTAGTTGATCCACGATTCATGGCCTGTAACATTTGTAGATTATTGCCACGCTGTACTGCTTCACGACGAACAACGAACTCGCCCGGTGTTAACATTGCTGGAACTGTATCTGTACCACGGGGTACAAAAATTCCACGATTAGCATAAATTAAACCACCAAGTCTACGACCAACTGCTTGTCCCATTTCTTGTTCAGCCTGTGCAGAAGCTTGTTTACCACGATCAATTACTTCTTGTAATTTAATTTCTGCTTGTTGTACATTCATTGTTGCTTGAGCTACTTCCATTTGTGCTAAGTCTGCGCCTAATTGCCCAGCTTCTCCTAATGCTCCACCTAAATCTCTTAATCTTGCTTGTGCAGCACTTTCTTCAGCAGTTGTTCCTGCCGCAACCTGTGCTAATCTTGGATCAGTAATTCCTCTAGCACCTATTGCTGCACCAAACGCTCTTTCTGTCAATCCGCCGGGACCAGCTAATTGTTGTCCAAATAATGTTTGTTGTCCAGCCTCTTGTTGTCTCTTAATATCTTGTGCGGCTGCGCCTAGTGCATTAGCACCAAAAGCTCCTTGCAATCTTTCTGAGCCAAGAGCAATTGCCGCTTGCGCTCCTGCTGCTGCCTGTTGTTCAAAAAACTTATCAATATCTCCACTAACAAGAGCATCAACAGAATCTTTTTCAAGCTTATTTTTTTCTCCAATAAGTCTAAGATTTTCTTCTTCTAGTTTAATTAAACTTCTAATAGTTTCTACTTGTTGTTTTTGTGCGTTCTTTAAGTCTTCTTGTTGTTGTCTTAATTGTTCTCCACCAGCTTTTCCAGCGCCTTCCCCGCCAGCTATTCTTCTTTGATTTTGAGCAAATGCTGCATTTATTTGTTTGCTTCTAGCATTAAGTTCTGCCGCACTTCCAGTTCTTAATTCATTTAATCCAGTTAATCTATTGGCAGCATTAGCTGATTTTAGTATTGATCCCCGTCTTTCTTCTTGTGTTACAGCAGCACCGCCATATTTAGCTTGTATTTCTCTACCTTCCATTATTATGTCTTGCGCTTCTTTTATAGAAGCAACATAGTTTCTTTCAGCATCTATCCTTTTCTTGGTTAGATCTATGACTACTTGATTTGCTTTTTGATAGTCTTGTACAATTTTTTGTATTGGTTCTAATAATTTTTTACCCTGTTCACCTATTGCATCTCCAATTCCACTATAATCCCCTCTAGCAATTTGATTTTTAATTTCGTCGGTTAATTCAATACCATTTATTAGATCTTTAATTTCATCTGGCATTCCTTCGCCAAGTTTTTCTGCAAATTTATCTCGCACCTGTTCTGCTGATAATGCTTTGCCACTTTTCTTTTGTTCTGCCGCAATTTCTGCTGCTACGCTAGCATATCTAGACTGAACTGTATTAAGACTTTCTGTTGTATTTTTAAATTTATCTATACTACTAGCTGTTGCGCCAACTTCTTGTAAAGTTTGAACTACACTATTAGTAGCTTCAGCTAAAGATGTTCTATCTAATGCATTGCCAGCAGAAGTAAATGAAGCTTCTAATAATCCTAAAGCGCCAACGGCTGGAAGTGCTGTTCCTTCAATTTGAGATGCAAAATATTCTAATTGTGCTGCTGCCGCAGATGCTGTTGCCGTTGGGCCTCTTAATCCTAAATCTAAAGCTTTTAATGATTTTTCAAGCCTTGTTTGCTCTTTTATTAAGTTATCAATACTTTTTTCATAATCATTTGCTTGTTCTCTTAATGCATCTGCCTGTTCCTTCAATTTAGAAGCTGTTTCTGTATCTCCACGCTTTTCTGCTGAAAAAGCCTGCTGTCTTGTTTCTAATGCTTGTTTTCTTATATCGTCTAATACTTTCTTCTGTGGTATTAACGATTCTTTTACCTGTTCTGGTGTTTTTCCTTGAGAAATAGCTGATAAAATCTCTGGTCTAGCTGTAGCTAAACCGGCTTGTGTTCTCAATTGATTAGCTTTTAAAATCTGTTCTTGCTGTCCAGCAACTAATTTAGCGTTTTCTTCATCTATTTTTGTATTTCTTGCTCCAGCAGTTTCATAAAAAGGATTGAGTCCACCAAGAGCTAAAGTGTTTCTAACGCCAGCCCCAAAGCCAGTAGATTTATTCTCTAGATTTTTATTAACTGCCGTTTGTGTACTTTGTCTTAATGTTTCGGCGGATGCTGTTGCCACCATAACACGTTGCATAGCGTCAGCAGCATTAATTGTACCATCTTCGAATTCTTTTATACTATCAGCAGTAGTTTTTTCAGCTTTTTGTAATTCTTGTGACGTTTTTACTAATTGCGCTTGTGCTTGTGCTAATGCTATGGTGCTTTCTTTTGTTTTACCACCAAACAAAACGTTTACAAATTCTGATATTTTATCTCCAAATGGTAAATTTGCAATTAATGTACCAAGGCCAGTTCCAATAGCTGCTCCTATCGCAGAACCAATTGGACCACCAAAAAATGTTCCAATAGCAGCACCAACAAATGCTCCACCAGTTCTTAAACTGTTGGCGGCTTCTAGATCATATTGTTTTCCAGCAATTTCACCAGCCTTTTGAACGTCTCCCTTTTCTGTTGCCTTTTTTAACTGTGTATCATAATCATATAAACTAGAAACTACTGCGTTAAAAGCTCCAGAAACAAGTGTTGCTGATCCAACAATCGCTGTTAATGGTCCAGCTAATGCTGTTAAACTACTAACAACTCCACCAATTCCACCAGAAGCGACACCAGATATTGCTCCACCAATTGCTCCACTAGCACGACCAGCAAATCTACCAACAGTACCGGCTCCGGGTATTCTACTAAGAACGTTTCCAGCTAATCCAGCACCCCTGCTAACTGCACCACCAATTGCTCCAGCGCCTCTGCCAACAACTCCACCTAATCTACCAGCTATTCCACCATTTCCTCCTTGACCAGATATTATATTTTTTAGTGAAAATTGACCAGTAGAACCAAGATTTACTCCTTTTTTAAATCTTCCAAATATATCTCCAATATCAATATCAGAACCGGGTAATTGACCAAGAAAATCTCTAGCTTTAGTAGTTCCTTTTCTAAGTTTAGTACTGGCAGATTGAGCAAGCTCACTTGCTTTAACAAAAGTTTCATTTCTTCCCAAAGATTGTCCAAGTTTTCCAGTTAAACTTGTTGGTTTTGCTCGTCTTAGATTTAAATCTGTTGTTTCTTGTTTAAGTTGATCCAACCAATCTCTACTGCTACCTAATTGAAATGGTGAACTTTTTCTAGCAGATCTAGCAGCTAATAAATCTTTTGCTCTTTTACTACGCTCTTTGGAAATACTAAAAGCTTCACCAATACTTTCACCAGTTGTTCTTGTAGTCTTTCCACCCTGTCTTTGAAATCCTCCAATAATATCCCCAAGACCCCCTTTGCCACTTCCTAACGATTTAAATACTTTACCAATAAGTTCTTTATTAATTGTAAGTCCAAAAGCTTCTAATGCAAAAATAGCTCCACCAACAGTTGTTGCTAGACTTAAAAAGTTATTAGTTAATTTTGCTGTCGCGCTACTATTTTCGTCAATTGGTGGAATTAGTGCCTGTAAACTTGCTGTAACAAGTGTTAGTTGTGAGCCAATACCACCAAATAAATTGCCACCATTTCCCTGTGCTTGACCACCAGTGGCAAATTTTTGAACAACACCACCTTTAGCATATTTTCCAACTTTATTCATTCGACCTAAAGTGCCATAGCCAATTGACTGAGCAGATTTTTTATTTACAACAAATTCACCGGGAGTTAATAGTGCTGGAACGGTATCTGTGCCGACAGAACCTCCAGAAGCAAATCGTGCATTAGAAGTAATATCATCAACAAGTGGTCCACGATTACGCATGAATGGAACTTTACTTCCACCAGCAGTAAATCTCATATTTCCGGGTGGTATTCCAAACAATCCACTAAGATAAGAACGAACACCGGGTACTTCTGTAGACTTACTAAGAACTCTTAATCTAGAACCCTGTATTTGACCAGACTTTATTGAGGTTTGAAGTTGCTTACCAAATTGTGTTAATCCAACAGATTTAATATCTTTCAATCTTGCAACTGGATCTAAGAAATACTTTTGTAGTACAGCTTGTTTTTCTTGTTCTGTTCTAGCTTTACCGTAAGCGATATCACCAACTGTTCTTAATAAAGTACGATCAATATCAACATATCCACCACCAGATTTAATAATATCATTAATAGCACTTGGTCTTGGAAGTATGCCCTTGGCTCTACCTCCAGAGGCAAATTTTTCAAAATTTACACCAAGCAAATTTCCTTTATTGATATCATTTACTAATTTATTGACTATACTTTCTATATTATCTGGTGTATTAGTACGTTTAGCGTCGGCTTTAATTAAACTATCCATTCCTTCGCCAGAGCTATCTGTAAACATAGCCTGTAAAGATTTTCTGCTATTGCGTATAGACTCTGCTGGAAAATCAAAATTAGACTGACCTCCAGCTAATTGAGCGCCAGTAATTCCTTGAATTAAACCTTCAAAAACGAAGCCCTCTGTGGTTTTTGTAGCGTTAGAATCAGTAGCTATTCTTTGAGATGCGGAGTCTATTCCAGCATCTGTTGGGCGAATTGATCGATTATTTGCAAAAATAGATTTTGTTTGATTAGCTGCTACTTTAACAGCTTGACTTAAAGCATTAGATGTGGCTTGAGAAACTATATTGGCAACATCAGAATTTTTTTTCATATCCGATCCACCCGGAAAATAACTAGTTATATTTCCAGATAATTCAACATTTTTTGCAAATTTAGAATCTTTACTAAGTTTAATTTTTCCAGAAGTAATTCTTTTGGTTAATCTATTATTAGCTTGTTCGTCTGCATTTAATCCTATGCCTTTTGCAAATTCTCCATCTGGCGTAAAAGTATTTCTTTTTTTTCCACCACCAATAGAAACTTTATTCGGTACTTTAGAATTTAACTTTTTTACACCTAAAATTTTAGCTTGCTGTGCAATAGTAGCAGACTCAAATGTTTCAGCTCTTAATTTTGGATCATTAGGATCAATAGCACCCAAAGCGTTTAAAGCTTTGACACCCCTAACTTGTACCATTTGATTGACAGATACTCCCTTTCTATCAATGCCTTCTTCTGGTTGTAAGAAAAATCCACCTATAGCTCCCGGTTTTATATTAATCTTTCCACCTTTGGCATATCTATTCTGATTCATAGCCGCTAAATTACCAGCACCAAGTTTATTAACACTACTCTTTCTAATAACAAATTCACCGGGCTGTAACATTGCTGGAACAGTATCTCTATTTCCAGTACCGGGAACCATTCCACCTCTAGCAAAACCAAGTACTTTTCCACCCTTATTAAATGTTCTACCAGAACCTATACCTCTACCAAATCCACCAACAAAACTACTAAGTCCTCTGGCTAATTTAATAGTAGCAACTGCTGTTAACAATGGAATAATTGGCTTTAGTGCGTCTGCAAGTTTAATTAAAGCACTAGCAAGATTAAGAGTAGTATTGGCAAAAAATTGAAATGAACTTGTTTCAGTGATCGCTCTAACAAGAGCAAGGAATTCTTCTTGTACTTTAGTAATTCTAACGGCTAGTGCTTGTTGTGCAGTTTCCGCGTCTTTTGTTAAACCGGTTCCAGCTTTTTGTGCAACATTAAGAGCTTCTTGTGAAGTTTTAAATTGTTGTAGTAATGGTAATACTTTACCAATCTGACGGAATCCACCAAGCTCTTCAGCAATACGAATAAATGTAATATCACGTTCACCTAAACCGGTTAGTGCTTCACTTAATCGTCTTACTGCTTCAAATGGGCCAACGAACTTACCTTCAAGATCAACAAGTTCTACGCCAAATTGTTTTAAAAACTCAATTGTCTTGGGGCGTTGAATACGTGTAAAAATTGTACGCAAACCAGTACCAATACTTTCTGCACTTTCTCGCGTAGTTGCTCTTACACTTGTAAATAATGCAATTAATTCATTAAGACTACCACCAGAAGCTTTGAACACACCACCAGTTCTACGAATAACGTCAATTAAGTCTCCAGCTTCTACCGCGAATGCGCCAGCAACAGCATTAATAGAACTTAATTGACCTTCTAAAGAACCGACACCTTCTTGAAATTGTGCTAAAATAGCAATAGCACCTTCAGTAGTTTCACTAAGACTATCAAAGTTTGGGGCAAGTGCTGCCTTGGCTAATGTTTTAAGTGCTACTTCTGTATCTCTAGCACTAACACCGGCCTGTAATAATAACTGCGATGTGTTAAGTAAATCTTTTGATGAAACGCCAAGTCCAGTAGATAAATCAGTAATAGACTTAGTCAAAAATCTTAGTTCACCAATAGTTTGTCCTGTTACTTGAGCGACTTTAATTAACTGACGTTCAAAGTCAATTGCTTCATTTACTGCATTAGATAAAGTATTAGTAAATAGACTAACGGCCCTAGTTGCCACAGCTAAAGCCGTAAATCTTTTTACTGAAATAGCAAAGGTACGGCCCAAGTTTGAAGCCGCTGAGTTTGCGGCATTTAAAGATTGGGCGACTTGTTGAACCTGTCGCGTAGCTTGGGCCGTACCCTGTACTTGAACATTTACTTGAACATTATTAAGCTGACTCTGTATCTGCCTAACAACTTGAGCAGTATTTGTTGGTGCTTGTAGTTGTAGTTGTGCAGTTAATACAAATCTTGACATATTAACCTACAGTTAGTTTGAAGTAAATTGACCCCATAACTATCCGCAGATTATTCGTCTTTAATACTCAGCTTCTTTCCCTTATCGTCTACATACGTGACTGAAGGAATGTAATTTCCATTCTCGTCAAGTAAGTTTCCATCTTTATCTACACGTTTTCCTTCTTCATTTACATAATATCCAAATTCATCTATTCTTCGACCTTCTGTATCTACCCTTTCTCCCTTATCATTAACTAATGCTAAGTCATCGTTAACAAAGTTAAACATTTTAAGGAATTTATTTTCTGGTAGTTTAGATTCAAAATCCTTGTCTACAGAATACATCATTTGGGCCAGTGCGGTTGCTGCCGCAAAGGCAATTTCACTATCCGAATTTGCAGTATATTCATCTAAATTATTATACACCTTATTGCCATTTTCATGAAATGTGCAGTTTGCTACTAGAAAATCAAATCTGGCATTGTCAGATAATGATTCTGCCGTATTTTGTTCTAGACTCATTCTTTCAGCAATAAGTTCGCGCAATTCTATACGTTTTCTTCTCATGTCAATGGCAATATTTTTACCTTCACTTGCGCGTAATTTACCATTTTTGCCACTAACATATAATTCCTTTTCAAGTCTACTGATTTCTTCAGTAATCTTTTTTTGTTCAACATCCTTGTCGTTATTCCAAATATCCTGCTCTTTCATAAACTTTTCAAGTTCTTTCTTAGTCATAATTCCATCACGCACACAGTCTGTCCACACTTTTGCGCTCAATCTCTGTGCTTGAGAAAGTAATGCGTTGTTTGGACGCTTTACAACAATCTTAACTGTCTTTTCGCCGTTAGCATCTGTGACTTTAACGTCTACTGTCTTTTCCTTGTCCTTCATAATTTACTCCTTATCATTAGGTGAAATAACTGGTATCTTCATCGAATATCTTAGCCACTCAACTTCATATTGAGAAAGTTCTGCGTCTATATTTCTAGCTTGATTATTGCCCTTATCTAATATTTCAGATCTTACTTTGTTATATAGATCTTTCATTAATTCTTGTTCTTTTGTGAGTTTGCCATCCTTTGTTTGCCACAAAAATCCAAAATTATCTTCTATAGTACTAAGTGCGCCAATCATAGTTGTTTGTATTTTCTTTTTCAAAATTTTAGATAGTCTATCTTTAGAATCTAACTTATATTTTGACTCTCTTATTTTCTTATAATCTTCCATTATTTTCCTCCTTTAAACTTATCCTTAAATTGGTTAGTTGCTTGAGATCTTAATCTTAATTGTTCATCCGCAAAATGCTGTTGTTCGACTGAGCCTTTTGCTTTAATAAGATTTAATCTTTGTTTCTTTATCATATTTCCATGAATATTATTCATACTATCTACTCTATCAACATCTTTATCATTTGAAGCCATCATAAATACTTCTGAAGAATTTTTTATTTTGTCGCTTTTTACTGATTCTTCGAATTCTCTATCTGCCTTTTCTTTGTCTCGTTTCTTGCCCTGTATTATAAACCAACCGTCTAGCATGTCATCATCATCTATAACATCTTTACTTGGACAATCTAAAGACTCCTGTATATTATCATACATTTGTGACCAAATTACAATATTTTTCTGATTATATGTTAAGTCTGTGTTTGGGGGATTATCGAATAGTTTAATGCCAGCTTTATCTTTTATTATCCACATAGATTTCCAAGGTTCATTACGCGCAAGTTCTCTACATTCTTTTTCTGATAAAATAGATGCATTATATTCATCCATAATATATGATAATGATACATCTGAAAAGTCATATAATTCATTATTTTTGTATGTTGAATTTTTGACTATATGTATTGCTTTTTCAGAAGATGCTATTCCTTCACATGTGTTTGAATAATACATGTGTTTTTTGCTGTGTAGTTGATTAAGTTGTTTTTCTGCTGCTCTGATATACGCACGAATAGTTTGGGCCAACCTTTCATTATTACGTGCATTATATATTTCTACTTTTAGTTTTTCAATATCTTTTTGTATAACTTTAATTTTTTCCTCTTCTGAATATGACCATAGTCCATTTTCTAACATCCATTGATTATTTTCATCTTCATCCATTACACCGTCAATATATGACTGTTGATAAATTTCATTGTATGTTTCACAAGAATCTGATAATATGTCAAATGTTGGTGGTATAATATATAAAATTAAATCTTCATATTTTATTCTTAGTTTTCCACTCCTTATTCTTGAAATAAAAAACTCCCGCTCATGGTGTTTCATAAAAACCTCATGGCGGGAGTCGCTTGTTTCCTTTTGTGTCCTTGGTTAAGTTTTTAACTAACTAATTATGTTGGGTATGGAACAATTGTAGCCTTTGCTGGGTCTAGATTGTGACCAACTATTAGATCGTTGAAATTAGTATAGCTATATGTGATTGTTGCATTACCACCGCCAGCGTCACCGCCGCCGTATGTAACACTTGACAATCTATTCTTTGATCCAAGGCTAAAGAATGTACCATCGTCTAGTTCAATTCTAATTGTTTCTTCGGCAGTATTATTACCTTCATTTGTAGTACCAATGTATGTTGGTTCTCCTTCTTCATATGCTGAAACAAAGTCGCCACTGACTGCAATAACTTCTAGTTCACAAGTAACTTCGATTGGGAAGTTTGGTGAACGATAATATGGAGCTTTACGACCAAGTTCAAGAATATCCTCACGACCAAAGTCTGTACTAATTGTGCAGCTTTGAATGTGTGCATAGGGAGAACTTGTACCAGCATTCCAGTTATTACCAGCATTACTATTTTGCTGTACACCATATACAGACTTTGGAATAATGCAAGAACTCATTTTAACATTTTCACGCCTTTGAATGCCACCACTACCAAGCACAAGTGCTGCTGGACTGTCTGTTCCAATTCCACCAATACCAGTTGGTATTTCTGATGCCTGTACAGAGTTTACTAAAGTTGGACTGAGATTCCATATTTTATGATTGCCAACAAGAGTTACAGATTCTGTTGAGTTTCCATCTGTTGGAAATGTATAACTAATACTACTTAGATACATTCCACTCATATAAACTTCTACAGGGGCATTGCCAGTAACAGCATCTTTTGATTCGTCATATATACCAAGACCAACACAGCATCTTTCTTTTGATCGGCCAACAAGGTTGGCAGAAGTTGCTTTTGGTGAAGCAAGATGATATACTAATGGATAACCATCTAGTACCTTTTCAATTGTTACTTCTACGTCTGGTAGACCTTCAATATTTTCATAAATCTGAATTTGACCTAATTCGAAGGCTTGTTCTAGATTAAAATTTGTTGTAATACCAACACTTTGAGCGCCGTGTACGGTTCTACTGCTTGCGTCTGTATGGGCATCAAAGCATGGAGCTATAACAACAGCCTGACAAGCATAAAATATACGATTATTTTGTGGCATTATTATTCTCTCCTATATGATGGAAACTCTAAATATCTATACACAAATTTCATATTTGCGTATTAATTACTTCTGCCGTTAGCCTAACTAATCCAGCATAGAAATTTGTATTAATTAAGTCCATATTTTGAACAATAGCATTTTTTAGTCTAATTCTATTGCTGGAGTATTTATTGATCAAGTCTGGATATCTTAATGCTCCAGAAACCGGAACGCCAAAATAATTTAGTGGAAAAGCGCCACTATTTGCAATAGTATTGCTATTAAACATAAGTATTGTTTTGTCATTTTGAAATGATATAATATCTAGTAATTTATTTCTAGTATTTTCATCTTCTGCCAAACAATGAAAAATAATATCTGTATCAACAAATTGACCACCACCAAGCTGATATCCACGCAAGGTTCTTTTTGGTACAATTTCTACAGCTATTGCTGGAAGCTGAACTCTCATTTCGGCAGGAAGTGAAAATTCACCCTTTTGAACGTTTAAAAATGACAAAGATGGTTCTTGGGTTCTATACTGAATCTCTCTTAGCCAAGGCAAATTATTAGCATATATAATATTTACATATTTATAACTATGTTCTGCCTGTACTTTACTACCACTTGGTATTGGAGAATCAAATATAATTCTACCATTATAATAATCAACTTTATGAGAATATGTGCCGGTAGTGGCGGATGAATAAAATTGATTATTTACATAAACACCAGAAATACCGGGGATTGCATTGTTAGTTCCAACAATTGGGGCTGGATTATGATTCACGCCACTTTGCCATATCCAGTTTTTTCTAAAACCCTCCCAAGCTTGACCGTATAAATAATTATCATTAGACGATAATCTTAATAAACTATAATCTTGACCATTTGGGGATGCTTCGTTAAGGGTTACATTAAAGTAATTGCCCTTTTCTAATAAAGCCCAATCTAAAAATTCTATGATATTATCCTGCAACTCATTATTTAGAGTTGTTTCGAAAATATCATTAAAACCTTTTAATTTAAGATAATCTGTCATTTGAGTATATCTTGAAAAATTTTAGATATTTGTTTTTCTTGTTGTGTTCCTATTAACGCCCTAGTAACAAAATTATCATCATCTGTGCCACTATATTCTGGTGGTATTCTAAACGAGCCACCGGGTATCATATTTCCTAGTCCAGATCTACCAAGACCACTTTCTGGATTATATTGATAATTTACTACTATTATATTATCGCCACGTTTTAGTAACCAATCTAACCAGTGTAAATCTCCACCATTAAAAACAATATGACCTTCACTTAATGATAATAAATTAACAAAATTGCTTGGTTGAAAATTTACTTCTATACCACCCTTTAACTTATTATCAAATTTAACCATCTTTATAGATAATGAATTTTCTACTGTTGAAGCTATTCCTTGTATAATTCTATTTGCAGATCCAGCATATATTCCAAGTTGACCAGCTAAAGATTCTGGAGATGATGAACTTAATGACATCATTTCTGGTTGTGATAATATCCAATTTTTTGTTAAGTCTTTGCATCTACTTAAAATAGTATTTTGATTTTTTGAAATAATATTATTAGCAAGCTCTGACAATGCCTTTGCAACATTTTTCTCTATTACATCTAAACTATCAACTAGCTGGAGAGTAATCATACACGCTTCCAAAAACATCCAAAATAACGGTCTTGACGAAGACCCATTGGAATATGTTCACCTATTCTTTCAAATCTTATTTCTTTATAATCTTTTATTCCAGAATGTACAATTAGTTGTTTTGCTTTTAGTACTGACGGCAAGTCTCTCATAAAACCAATTGTTTGTATACTACCATCCGGTAATTGTATATTATCAGTGACTCCGGTCCACTGTTTTTGATCCCAGTATACTTTTAATTTAACTTCTGTTAAAACTTCAACTTCTTTAATTGTTATATTACCACGATTAATAGTTCCATTACTATTTCTATGCGCGTTAATAGAATTTTTATTTGGTATATTATTGTTGGGATTATAATTTATTTCTTCAACCTTGTTGATAGATACCAACTGACATTTAACACCAAAGATGTCAAATGTAGAATCTATAACATCATAATATTTATCAAATACACTCTCTGGTACATTTACTGGCATGTATTAACCCCAAATAGATATAGCTGCTCTTTTCCAAACTAGTCCAGTTGGACTATCACCACTTGGAACATTAAAATATACATAATCGCTATCAAAAGTCATTTGACCAGATGTACCAGTATCATTATAATTTGTTATTGTTTTAAAATATGGTGCTGGTAATACAGATGTTTGTATATATCCACCAGAACCAGTTACAACCATTAATCCAGATGTTGATCCTATTGTGCCAGAGTTAGAAATATTACCATGTACATGTGTATTTATTAGTCCAGATACATCAACTAAGTCTTCAATATCATTTATTACTAGTGGTCTAAAACTTGGATATGCTGGAGAACATGGTGGAGAACAGCCACTTGGTGGACCAGCAAAAACCAATCCAGCATTTTGTTTCTTAAAAAAGAAAATATTATCAATAACACCGCTTAATTCTAAAACTGCTTGTATGTTAGCATCACCAAGTTCATTTGGAACAAAGTGCGCTAATTGTCTTCCACCTTGATATCCTGAGTCTCCATTGTTGCCAGATGGAAAATATATTCCAGAAGTTCCAACATAAAAACCGGATGCAAACACTGAAGATTGTTGACCATTACCACCAACATGTATTCCATATTCTGGATTTTGATTTATAATACCAAGTCGTTTATTATCAGAATCCCATACTATATTGTTATCATAATTTAATATATTTGAGCTTGACCAAACAGCAACTCCACTTTTTTGTGGAAAATTTAAGTTTGATATACCAGAACCAGTATATACGCTATGAGTTGCTGGATATGTAACATAGATTTCTTTAAGTCCAGCGGGAAAGTTAATTATTTGATTACTATTTGAACTTCTAAATGGAAAACGTCGTAATGCATTATTTATTCCATCTAAAATATATTGACCAGAACCAATTTCATATCTTGTGCCATCAGTTGCAGCATATAATAAATAATCATTGTAGTTATATTGAGATGAAAAAGAACTAAATCCCTGTGCGGCACCATTTAAGTGAAAATTGCCCGTACCAACAGTATAACTTAATTCTTTTATTCTATCAGCTAATATTGGATTTGACATGTTATATGTTTACTATTGTTGGTGAACTGGATGCGGTTACGCCGCTAGCATTACCATATACTACTAGATCGTTGACTCTAGCATTAACATATTCTCCATTATCATTTCTAACTACAAATGTTAGATAGTCTTTTGTTCTTTCTATAATACCAACGGTATTTAAGTCAAAGTCTTGTGGAGAACCAGAGCCAGTTGTGCTATTACTATTACCAAGGGCAAGATATGTGGCATCGTTGAATGTTAATGGCTTGAAGAATACTTTGTAGTAACCATTATTTATATGATGAATTCCAGATACATTATAAGATGAATTTACTACTAAATTACCAGATGTACCTTGAAATCTAATCCATGCCTGCGCTACACCTTTAGCACTAAATATTTTTGAATTATCGACATCAAAGTTCATTGTAGACTTATTGCCAACACTGATAGTTTCATTGTTGCTATCTACATATGTAAACTTAAATCCTCTATCGTTAAATGTTGTATTTGCTTGATCAATATTGCCACTAGAATTTATCCATCTATTACCCATTGGCAAATTGCCGGTTACTCTGTTCCAGCCATTAACATGTAAATATTGTGTGTGTGGATTGCCAACTGTTAAATCTGCTATACCTGTGTGTGAAATTCCTTGTGGGCCGGGATATGGAACGTATTGCGTTCCACCGCCATTTGGAAAATTAACACCGGATTCAGCAACAAATAAACCATATTGACTATTTACAATTTTTGCTCTTACGTTTGCAGCGGTAAATGGAGTTTGACTATCAAAATTACCACTACCAACAATTACATTAATAGAGTCAACGATGTTGACCATATTTTCTCTAACGTCGGCGGCTGAAATTAATCCAGCGTTATTGTCTGCCAAGCGTGTTTGTATATCTGATGTTAATTGAGCCTGTGATTTAATAGCCATTTTTCCTCCTAGTATATGAAATATCCGCCGCCGCGAAGATCGTTATCTGTATATGTTCTTATAACAAAGTCGCTGCCGGGACTATATGGACCAAGTACTGCTTGACCAGCAATACTTCCACCAGCACGATAATCCATCATAGCGGCTTCATATTTTTCACATAAATCTTTGTATAATACTGATAATGTACTAGCCACACCTCTAAGATCTATTGCTGATGGACCATCTTTAATAGATATAGCATTTGCAGCTTCTATCTTAAGTTCACTTCCAATTATTATACACGCAGTTTTAAGACATGTTAATATTATAAAATCTTGATCTTTTGTGTCTGATTCTGTTGGATCTGGATTTATGCCACAATTTTCTACATTAATATCGTATGAATTTGAAAAATCTGCTTCTCTAGCCACCAAAAATGCAGAAACCAATATACTGCTTTCAATTCTGTTTGTAGTATATTTATAATTTTCTGGATCTAAGTCGTTTATTAAATGACGAACTATAGTAGACATTTGACCTTGCCAACTCATATTTCACCTATAGGTTACAGTGTACTTGGAAAGAATAAATGTCCGTATAATATGTTCCACTTGGCAGATATACTTTTGCTTGTAATTTATGCATACCAATTTCTGATAAATCTCCAGAAACTGTATCATAATATACTTTACCATCTATGCCGTTAGTTAGTAAACTGCCCACTCTGTAAAATAATTCATCGCTTGGGCGGCGAAAAATCATTTGAATTTGCGAGGCATTAGAAATATCTACAACAGTGCCATTATCCTTAATAGTGGCTAAAAATCTAGTACCAATATCATTTAGATGAATTTCACTTGGCATTTATCTTTTTAGTTCTATATCTAAGGTGGTTTGGATATTTAAAGTAAAAGATATTATGTTCATAATATTATGACATTATCTTGCTGTATACTTAACGTAAATGATACTAAAGTATTTATATTACTAGAGAAATTATCTTTTGTTTTTACGTGTAATATAAAACCAAAGACCTCCCCGTTAAAATATATAGTATCTGATGTGCTAAATGGTAAATGGCTATATCCAAACATTTATACACTATTCTGGTTGCTTTTTATTTTGTTCTTCGACCAAATTCTTGTTAATACCATTTAGTTTTTCATAAAGTTGACCAATAGCCACCAAATCACTGGCCTTAAAAACGCCCCTTTGAGTAGCAAGATCAATAACTACCATAAGATTCTGAATATCACCTTGATTTAATTCCATGATTTTTCTCCTTATTCTGGACTGTTAATTGGAGCAATAACACCCTGTTCTGCCCCGGCTTTGCCTATATATAA